TCCAGTTGGTCCTGTATATCCAGTTGGTCCTGTATATCCATCTCCAGTTGGTCCTGTATATCCAGTTGGTCCTGTATATCCATCTCCAGTTGGTCCTGTATATCCAGTTGGTCCTGTATATCCATCTCCAGTTGGTCCTGTATATCCAGTTGGTCCTGTATATCCATCTCCAGTTGGTCCCGTATATCCAGTTCCTGTTGGTCCTGTATCTCCTGTTGGTCCTGTATCTCCAGTTGGTCCCGTATATCCAGTTCCTGTTGGTCCCGTAATTCCTCCAACATTTGAATTATAGACATTAATTACATTTGAAGAAGGACAAGTTTCAACACAAGGTGCAATGTAACAAATTTGATTATTATTATTTTCTAAATTATTATCTATTTCTTTTTCAACATCATAACAAACTTTTTTATTTATATTATCTGGTGGACAATATGAAACATTTTTTTTAATTAATGATGATGTATTTTTATTGACATTTTGAGATAATTCATTATTTGAATAATTGGGTGGATTTAAACGATTTTTTTTTTTTTTCGGTAAATTATTATAATTTATAAATGACATATATATAGTTAAATAACAATATTTTCAAATAAAAATATAAATTATTTAATAATAAATTAAAAAATAAATTAATATCAATAAATATTAATAAATATTAATATATTATAATGTCAAGTAATTTTCGTCCAACAAATATGTTTGGGTCATATAATAATAGATTACCGCAAGGAAAAATAAATCCAACAAAAGGAAGTGGAATAAATTCATTTCCAATTGGAAATACGGCAAAAGATATTAGAGGATTTACAAATAAAGATTATACAAATGATATGCCTGCACCATTTGGAAAAGCAAGACCCATAAAACATTTCCGTAAAGGTAGAATTATTCCTAATTATATTGAAATAGCTAATCCCGATAATAAAAATGAATTTTTAACAGTTGATTATAATGAAATGAGAAATGTGAAATCATCTGTGTTAAACAAAATGGTAAGTCAAATGTTATGGCTTCCGGGTTCTTATTCGGTTGTTCCAAATAAAATAAATGAAATAAATAATGAAATATTAGCAACACAAAACTGTAAAAATTGCATCGGAACATCAATTGTTTCAAATTATAGTCCAATAACAAATTTAACTGAAAAACCACAAGAAAATGTTACGAATAAAATATTATGTTGTAATGAAGAATATAAAGCAAAAAAAAGAGTTTTACCGGCAAATACAATAAGTGAACCAAATTATTATACGAGTAATTTTCAATATTTACAAAATCGTTGTCAAACTTTTAAACAACGTCAATTTAATTTTATTAAAGGAACAGAATTAACAAATGATATAATTAAAAAAATAATATCTTCAATTTATTTAAATCCAAATACAATTGATGCATTAATACAAACATCAAAACCTGGAAGTCCATTATCTTATTTTAATCAATATGTGGGTCAATGTTTTTGTAATGGTGCTATTTTAGAAGCAACAGTAATAAACATAATTTATGAATTTATTTTAGGGATGTTGAATAAGGGTTTAATAAATAGTAATGAATATAATTTATTAAATTCATTACAATTTAAAACAATACAAAATTTAAAAAAATTTATTAATTCAAATTTTCAAATAAATAAAAGTAATATTTTAAATAATTATATTGATGATGTTATTAAAAATAATAAATTATTAAATGAGTTAATTGAAGGACCAACAAATGCTTCAATATGTGGAAAAGTATATTATAAACCAAATAATTATCAATTTGCAACTCAAGGAGCAGTAATGTCAAGCACGCAAATTCTTAAAAAAAATTATGATACAATAACTAATAATAAAATAAGTAATCAAAAATTATTTACAAATCAATCAGTAATTAAAACAAATTTTAATTGTGTAGTATATTAAATCGCTAGTTTATATGAAAAAGAGTGGAAGTTTCTAATATTGGAATTTTATTTTTAATAAACCATTTTAAACATTTGGAAATATTATTTTTTTTAATGTTATCAATTTTTTCTATTTTATTTTTATTAGATTTTAAAATATTAATGTTTTGATAAATAAGTTCGAGTTTTTGTTGTCCAATAATAATATTTAATTCTTCAATTTTATTTAAAAAAAATAAAGGTAAATCATTATTAATAATAGAATGAATATTTAATGAATTATAATTCCAGTTATCAATAATTTTTTTAAGAGTAAAAATTAAATTTTTACTGTTATTATTATTTAAAAATGTTTTTCCAAAAATAAAACAATCATTTGTAAAAACATTAGAAATTAAAGGATTAATAATAATAACTTTTTCAAAAAGATGACATAATACATAAATAAATTCAATATTCGGTTTCATCGTTAAATTATCAATATTTAAAATAATATTTCCGCTTTCATTATCATTAAAAAAAGTTAATATATGATATAATATTTTGATTAATCTAAAAATATAATTATTATAATTTTCTTTTTCTTCAATAAAATTATTTATTTTATAAAATAAAAAATAAGTTTTATTAATGAATGTTTCTTTATTGTCATGTTTTACAAAATTATTTGGTTCAATTAAATTATCAAAATGAATAAAATTAAAATTTAAATTACTGTAAATTAATTTAAATAAATGCAAAATATCGTTTATTGAAATGTTATAAATTCCAATTGTAATTTGATTATTATTATTATTAAAATTATCAAATAATTTTAATGAATGAATAATTTCTTGTAAAATAAAAATATGATTATCAATAATATTATATCCATACTTCGTCGATTTAAAATTTATTTTAATAATTTCATTCGTTAAATAATGATAAGGATTTATAAAATTATAAATATTATAATCTTCATAATTATGTAATAGATTATTTTTTTTTATATCTTCAATAATTTCATAATTTAATATTTGCAATTGGCTATGAATATTAATTGAAAAATAAATAAAACTATTTGATAAATAAGTTTCAATATTATTTTTGTTTGTATTTAATTTAATAATAATCACATTATTAAATTTAGGTAATATAAAATAATTCATATGTTAATTAAATAATATAAATAATAATAATTTTAAGTTAAAAATTTATGGAGAATTAATATAATCATCTTCAAAGATATTTTTTTATTTATTTTTTTTCTCTTTGGGTTCCTTTATTTTTTTCTCTTTGGGTTCCTTTATTTTTTTCTCTTTGGGTTCCTTTATTTTTTTTTCTTTAGGTTCCTTTATTTTTGTTTCTTTTGGTTCCTTTATTTTTTTTTCTTTAGCGAGTTGAATTTCTTGAATAGATTGAATTTCTTCAATAGGTTTAATTTCTTCAAGTTGAATTTCTTCTTCAGGTTCAATTATAAATTTTACTCGTTTTTTTATTTTTTTAATTGTTGGTTTATTTAATTTAGGTTGAGGTTTAGGCAAAGCTAAAGGTAAAGGTAATGTTTTTATCTCTTCAGATTCATCAAAGTTAATTTCTGGTATAATAATTATTTTTTTATTTAATTTTATGGGTTTTTTAATAATGTAATTTTCTTGTAATGAAATATATTCATTTATTTCATTTGATGAAAAAGTTTTATCTAAAAATTGTTTTGTTATTTTTTCAGAATCAACATCTCTAATTTTTTTGTAAATAAAATAACGATTTAAGAATGAAATTTCTTTTTCATAATGTTTTAAATGTAATGCTTCGCCTAATTTAGTTTTTTGTGTTTGTTGCATCATTACATTATACAAGACATTAAACATATCAGAACTTGAAGGCATTCCTAATTGTTTTGCTTCATCATTAGAAAGTAAAACAAAACCATAATTTTCTAAAATTCTTGTCAAATAATTATAGTTAACGAGATATTCATCAAAAATATTATTAATGGATTCTTGATAAACACCTATTTTATAACCTATACACGTTTCATCATCATTAAATATATTTGAATTATACTTTTTAATAATTTGCCAAACTTTTTCTCCATTATCATCATAAATAGTTTCTGTTTCATTTATTTTTAATTTTTTTAATCGTTCAAAAATATGTTTCCCATCATAACTTGTTCCAATAAAATACCCACCTAATGCGGTGCATTCCGAAATATTACGGATAAAATTAAATAATTTGTTGTCATTTTCAAAAAAGTAATGTATAGAAAATTGACATGATGAAATATTAAATCCTAATTTTCCAATTCCTTTTTCCCGTAAAACGCCTTTTCCAACAATGTCCTCATTAATATTATGGTTACCAAAAATAATTTGCGTAATTTGTTTTGATTTTTCATCAAACATTGCATCACCATTTTTGATATTTAATGAACTATTTCCATTAACAAATAAGGCATAAGGAACATCTTTAAATTCTTTTTTATAATTTAAAAATCTAGAACAAGCACCGTTTAATCTATTTTCAATATTATCTTTTGAAATATCAATACCAAAAACAAAGGATAATTTTGAATCAATCCATTTAGGGAAATCTCCTCCTTTACCGCAAGAATAATCAATAAGAGTTTGTTTTGGTTTTGAAACACTTGAAATTAAACGTTTTTTAACAAATAAATTATGAAAATCCCTTAATCCCTGAGTATTTGTATCACTGACCGATTTATTGTAATAAATATCTGAATCAATAATATTTTTGGGAATATTATTTCCTGTAGAAATCATTTCAAAAGTAATTGGATTATGAATAGAATACCAATTACTATCAGCAACTTTATAATCATTTCCAAAATTTTTTTTACCTCGTTTTAATTCATTTGTTTTATCATAACGAACTCTTAAAGGTATCCAATTAAAATTATCTTTATTATTTATATCATATTTAAATTCGACAATTGTGTTATCTTCAATAATTTCATTTTCTTCGGTAAACATTTGAAGTTTATCATTTTTATCTTTTTTAAGAATAACATTACATATTCCTGCGTTTAAATCATAAGGATTAGATGGATAAAATTGAACTGGTTTATAATTATCGTTATATTCATAAGTTTTATCTTCAATAAATGACGGTAATTTATCATCAATAACATCTTGACAAGGATTAATAAAACCATGTTTTTTTTCATCAAATCCACAACGTAAAATAAGAGTTTTATATTGAATGATTTGTTCTAAAAATGATGCATTAATTCCATCTTGAAAAATAGATTTAATTGGTTCAATGTTATTTGTATCTTTTTCAGTAGATACTAAAAAATCAATTGTATTAAAATCTGGTGGTTTCCATTTAAAAGAATATTCCCAAGTTATTTTTTTAAGATTACCAGCAATACCTATTTTATTGGATGCAACCCCATATTGACAAGGAGTAAAAATTAAACCATCAGTATTATATTCATAATTATTATTATGGATATCACTTAATATAGCATTACAAGCTTTAAATATACTTTCATCATCCTCATCAATTGTTGAATAAAAATTTTTATATTGAATTCGTATCGGTGATACATTATTTCCTTCGACAAATGAAATTGGATTAATATTTTTAATTAAATTAATCAATAAAGAATAACGATAAATAATATTTTTATCAGTATTTTTATTTGGATTTGTGTTTAAAGTTTCAATAAACATTAAATTTCTAACATCATTTCCATTAATATAATAAATATCAAATGCGGCAAATAAATTGATAAATTTATTATTCTTATCGTGTAAAATAAGTTCACCATCAAATAAACTATTAAAAATAGTTTTTTCTTTCGTTATAGCTCCAGTAAATAAAATATTCATATTATTATTTATAATAAAAATTTTACCTTCATTTGAAATATACATTAATCCTCTTTCTCCATCTGCTTTATCCGTAACACAATAATTTCTTCTAATATTTGGAATTTTCATATTTTCATTAATTGGAATAATATTTTTTAATTGTAAAGTGTAAGATGAAGGACCAATAAAATATTGTGATTTTTGTTTTAAAATATTGTATGGAATAGTATTTTCTTTTATAAATAATTTAAAATAATCATTTAATATATTATTTTGTTCACTATATGAAATTGGATAATTTGTATTTTGTATTCCTGCTAAAATAATAAATATTGTTTTTTTAATTGCATTTAAAATATCCTTTGGAGTATTAAAATTTGTTCCAGGACCAATTTGTGAATTAATAATTTCTAATTCAATTTCATAAAATTCAGTATTATTAAATACATTCGATTCATCAATATTTGTAAATAATAAATAATTTCCTTTTTTATCAATAGATGAAGATTTAACAATACTTAAATCAACTGAAATCGGTAAATTTTCTTTTTTAAAAGAAACACGATTGATATATCTAAATGATTTTTTCGTTTGGACCCATTTATCAAAAATACCTTTTGCAAGATTGTTTGTTTTATTTATGGTTTCTTCATTTTGATAAGAAACTCTAAAATTATAATCATTATAATTTACAATATTTAATTTTGTTTCATTTTCTTTTATTTTTATTGTTGCATTTGATTTTTTATTTAAATTAACTGAATAATAAGGTTGTGTTGATTCTATTAATTTATTAATATCATTTGTTTTACAATAATATTGAATTGCATCTAATCCAATAATCTCAGTTCTTATATTTGATAAAATATAACCGAATTTCTCATTATAATATTCAGTATTAATTCTTAATAAATATTCACCTTCTTCATTATTTGAAATAAAACCCAATGATTTAATTTTTTTAACAACATTATCATAATCTATTTTATAAATACGTTGATTTCCTTTTGTTCCAAAACGAACCTCTAATTCCCTATTTATGTTTAAATTTTTTAAATATGGTTCTTGAGAATAAAATATTTCAATCATATTTTCAAATTGTTTATCAGGATTTTCATTGTTATTTATATTATCCATTGATTTAAAAGATTTTTTCATCTTATTAATATATGTATATAATAATATATTAATAAAACAATATTTTAAATCATTTTTAAAAACAAAAATAAACTTTATATCGTCAAATGTAAAGAAATAATATCATATAATTCTTTTTTATTTTTTTTACAGTCTAATTTAATATTTAAAATATCAATCATATTTTTTAAATCTAAAACTTTATATGATGAAATTGATTTTATTTTTAAATCAACATTATCTAATATTATATAATTGTTTTTATTGAATTCTTTATTTTTTTCATCCTTCGTTGTTATGAAATAATTATTATTTTTAAAATTTAATAAATATGTTTTATTATTTTCTTGATTATTTAAACATTCAAACATTATTTTTTTGTGATCATCAATATAAATAATATTTAAATTTTTTATCACACATAACGAAAAAAATGTTTTAATATTTATTTTATTTTTATTAAGTAAATAATTTTCAATATCACTTATATTTTTTATTTTATTGTTTTTCAATAAAATTTTATTATTTCTCATTGTTTCAATATAATTAATTTTTTCTTTTTTTTCTTTAACGATATTTATATTGCATAATAATTCATATTTTTCTAAACTATTATCAATAATATAAAATAACCAAAATAAAACATCAATATTATTATTTTTAATAATTATTTGATTTTCTTCTTGTTTTTGTTTTTCTTCTTGTTTTTGTTTTTCTTCTTGTTTTTGATTTTCTTCTTGTTTTTGTTTTTCTTCTTGTTTTTGTTTTTCTTCTCGTTTTTGTTTTTCTTCTTGTTTTTGTTTTTCTTCTTGTTTTTGTTTTTCTTCTTGTTTTTGTTTTTCTTCTTGTTTTTGTTTTTCTTCTTGTTTTTGTTTTTCTTCTTGTTTTTGTTTTTCTTCTTGTTTTTCTTCTTCTTTAAAATTAATACATAAGGGTTTAATAAAATTATTTATTGTTTGAATATTATCAATATTTTCTTTATTAAATAAATCGCCATTAATATTAAAATTATTTTTAATATTATATTTTTCAAAAGTTTTATCAGTAATCATAAAATTTTTTAATACAGTTAAGCATGTTAATGTCTCTAATGAAACTAATGATAAATTTGATTTATCAAAATAACGATTCATTTTTATTTATTGAATAATATAAATATTGTGTAATTACATTTATATTATTTTACAATATTTTCAGGAAAAAAAACAAATTACAAAACAAAAAATAGAATAATAAACAAAAAAATAAATTAATGCGTAAAAAATTTATTTTTGTAAACATTTTTTGTATTTTCTATTTGTATGAAATTTTTTTCTTGAGTGTCAATATATTCAATAAATTCTTTTAATTTATCAATTGTTTCTTGATTTATTTCTGTAAGATTAACAAAAACACCATATTTATTTTCATTTAATATAATATTTTTATTCGATTGAAATATTTTTAAAATTTCAATTTGATTATGTTTAGACATTAATTGAATATTTTTTTGAATATTTATTAATTCTTGAATATTTTTTTTCATTTCATATTCATCCATTTCTTTTTCTTCATATTTGTATTCAATCATTTGTTCCATTAATTGACAATTATCATAATTTTCCATTTTATCAATAATTTAATAGAAATAATATTTTTAAGTAAAATTAAATTAATTAAATATTCTTTCTGTTATTGTGATTTAATTTCTTGGTTTAATTAATTCACCAATAATATAAATATGATTATCATTTAATTCAAATCTTTGTCCTATAACACGAGATAAAAATACATCACCTTCAATTAAAGAATTAAAATATTTATTATTATAATGATGTTCTCTACTTAAAAATAATATAAATGGAGATGGCGTCTCTAATGAACTTTCTGCTTTTATCCCTGCTTTTGTAATATTTTTGACAATACATTTAATTAACATTCCTTCAACAGGAAAACAAAGATAACATTCAAAAACAACATCAAAACTTATGAAATTAGATTTAATTAATCCTGAACTATGTGTAATTATTTTAATTGAATTTTTTTTGATAAAACCTTCAACAACGCATTTTTCTTCAATTTGATGTTTTAAAATATTTTCAATAATATCTCTGAAATTTTTACCTATATTATTTATTGAAATATTAATATTTCTTGATAATAAAGCTTTTGAATAAATATTTTCAATAAAAACCTTATTATTATTTATTTTTGGTTGTTTAGTTGTCATATTTTTAGTGCTTCGTTGTTTATTATCTTCTTCGCCAAAAAAATCCTGAGATTTTTTTAAGTCTTGTTTTTGTTTTTTTATTGGATTATTTTTTTCATTTAAATTAACATCAGTTATGTCATCTTCATATTTCGTATTATTTTTCATTTCTTCATACTTTGAAATATCTTTATTGACTTGATTACTTTCTTCAAATATTGATTTTGTGATATTATTAATAAGTTCCATTCTATTTTATATTAATAATATAATAAATTAAACTTTATTTTATTTCATTTTTAATTTTTAATGACATAATAAAATTTATTGTTTTTTATGTATAAAATGAAAAATAAATAAATGGAATGATTGATTTTAAATATTGTATATATTAGATAATTCAAAATCAAAAAACCATTTTTTTGAATCTTTGTTTATTTTATCGTAATAACGCAGTAAAAAATTTTGATAAATACATAAATCAATATCTAATATACCTTTTGTATTTTCTTTTGTAAATTTTTCAAAACCAAATATTTCATTTAAATTTTGTATTGTTATTTTTTTACCGGAATTAATACATAATATTCCAGTATTTCGTTTTCCCGTAATATTTTTAGTTTTAAATCCAATATATTTTTTATTTGGTTCATAACTCATAAAACCAATAATTGAATTCAATTGATATGTTTTTGTTATTTCTTTTAATAAAATATTTTCTTGACGTTGTGTTCCTTCAATAAATTTATTTTCTTTGAATATAAATAAATGACGTTTATTTTCTTCATCAAATAAAAAAATACCTAATAAATCATTACGAATAATTAATTTGTTATCAAAATATTTTTTTATTTGATAAAGAATAGTTTTTTCTTTGATTTTTGTGTTTTTATTAAAAATATAATTTAATAATAAAAGTTTATCTTCATAAATAAGTTTATCTAAAATTTCATCCATTAATAATTCAATTAATATGTTGCTTTCCAAAATTTTATCTTTTACTAAAATTTGCATTACAAATCCACAATGTTTATAAAATTCTAAATCATCTTTTTGTGTTCTTTTAATTTTTTCATTAATGCTTTTATTTGCATAATTAATCGCAATTGTATAATTATTTTTAATTGTTTGTATTATATTATTTATTTGGAGTAAATTTTCTTGTTCTTGTTCTTGTTTTTCAGGTTGTTTTTCAGGTTGTTTTTCAGGTTGTTTTTCCACTTGTTTTTCTGGTTCTTTTTCAAGTTGTATTTGTTGTATTTTATTTTCAATAATAGTATTTTTAATTTTAAAAAAATCATTGGTTTCATCATTCATAATAAATTCAATATTTTCATGTTTATATTGAATGGGAACATTACGATAAAATGAAGATATATATTTGTCATTTAATTCGCTCGGTTGATATAAATAATAATTACCAATATTAATTAAATAACCGATTCTTCCATATTTATCAATAATATAATTGCTTGAATCATTAATCATTTGAGTTAAAGAATAATAAATATGAGATAATTGATAAGGGCGAGGAATATTTATTCGTTTAATGAGTTCATCTTTTTTATAAAAAAATTTTTCTTTCATTAATAATTTTATTTTTTGAATAATTTTCTCTGAATTATTTTTAATAAAACTTTCATTATATGTATCTTGTTTAATTACAATATCTTTTGAAAAATCACCAATACATTTATAATTACAAGTTTCCATATAATCACAAGTTGAAGAAAATGGTTTATCGCCAATTTTATAATCAAGAATTTGTTTTGTTGATAAAACTTGTGTAATTTGAATATTATGTTTCAAAAATAATTTTTGAAAATTTTCTTCAGTAAAATTCGTTTGTTGATTATTAATAATACAATCAACTGAGTTTTCTTTTAAAATTCTGGATATTTTTCCAATTTGTATTGATTTTAATTCTGCAATTCGATAAATATATAAATCAATTGTTTCTTCTTCACTATTATCATCTAAAATAGTTCCGTGTAAAAAAATTTGGACGTTTCTTTTTTCAAAAGGTAAATCTTTATGGCTTAAATTTCTTACTCCACGACCAATAATTTGTTCGATACGATTCATATTATACCAAGGATCTATAATATGTATTTGTCTAATAAATTTTAAATCAATACCTTCCGACCCTGCTTTTGATATCAAAATAATTTTAATTTTTTCACCATTTATATTATTTAATTTTGTTGCTTCTTTAATATCTTTATCATTATTTGGAGATAAACGAATATCACCTGTAATCATAATATATTTTGCTGGATTTTGTGTTTTAAAATCAGTAATGGGTTTCATCGTATAAACATCAACATCTTTTGTCGGTTTTTGTTTAAATAAACTTTTATTATCTCCATAACGTGTTATTCCCATTTCTTCTAATGCAAGTGCTAATGGAATAATTCCACTATCTATATATTGTGAATAAATTAATATAATACCATCACTAACAATACCAGTATCAGAAACAATGCTATTACAAATAGTTTTAATTTTACAACTATATTTTCCAATTTCATCTTTTGAAAAAATTTTACCGTAATTATTTAAAGTTGTTTGTTTATATTCAAAATTTCCTTTAACTGATGGATTAATACTTTCTTCAAAATTCATTATTTTTTTAAGTCCATTTTTTCCGGTTAATCCATAAGTATCAATTATAATATTTTCTTTTTTGTTGTCATTTATTTCATCTATATTTCGTTCATTACTATTTATTCCTCCAATATAAAAAGAAGATGAAGAATTATTTGAAGAAGAAGAAATAGAGGAAGGAATAGAGGAAGGAAGAGAAGAAGGAAGAGAAGAAGAAGAATCTAAATTATTAGATAATTCATTTAAATTTTCAATAGGATAAATAATATTTAAAGCTTCAATTGGAAGTTGCAATAAAGTATAATTAAATGATTTTAATTCTTTAAAATTTTTATATTTTTTTTTCATATTATCAACAATAATTTTATATCCTAATTTTTGATAATTACCGATTTTATTCAAATATAAATGTAAATAATTTATTTCATTAATTATTTTTTTCCCATTTATTTGATATTTGGGATAAGATATAACATCTAATGTATTTTCAACAGAAAATTCATTTGGATAAATACGAAAAGGAAATATATATGGATTTTCACCACGAACAAAGGATATATATCCAGTAGATTTACGAATTAATAATTCTTTACCAATTTCATTTCCTTCTTTATCTTTTTTAAAATTACCATCTGTATCAAATATATCTTTTGTTTGAATATATCCTCGTTTATCATTAATATTCATTAAATTTAATAACCAAATAATTTCTTTATATGAATTATACATTGGCGTAGCAGTTAATAATAATAAGCGAACATCATTTGCACTTGTAATTAATTTTAAAACATTATCAGCAACAATTTTAATTTTATTTTCTTCTGTATTTCTTATATTATGAACTTCATCAATAACAATTAAACCTTTACTAAAATATTGATTTAAATTTTTTATTTTTGTTGTTTCTGTTATTTTTGAATTTTTATTTTTATTGTTCCCTTGCACTTTTTCAATAAAATTTGAAAATTCAATATATCCTAAAAATAAATAATATGTATTAATTAATGTTTTTATTTGAGTAATTATTTTTTCTTTTGTCAAACCTTTCATATTTGTTGGATTAATTTCTTTTAAAAATTTATTTCCAATGCAAGATTTGATATTCCATAATCCATCAATGAATTCAAGTTTTCTTTCATCAAAAAGTTGTAATTTAAAATTATCTTGAACGTTTGGTGATGCAACAATAATAATACGTTTATTTATTCCAGTTTGTTTTAAATAATCACGATATTCTTCGCAAATACCAATAGAACTGCAAGTTTTACCTGTTCCTAAACCATGATAAAGTAATAAACTATTATAAGGTGTATTATAAGAAAGAAAATTTTTAACGAATAATTGATGATTTGACAATTCAAAATCTGCATTACTCAAAATATCAGCATATTTTTTAAAATCACTTTGTAAAGTTCCATCATATGAAGTATCAATAAATTCTTTTTTTTCCGATATTTTAATATTAAAATTTTTATCATTTAAATTTGGATATAAAAAATCTTTATCATTAATATTTAATAATTCTTCTCTTTCTTTTATTTCAAGATTATTAATAATATCATTACATTTTTTACTATACATATTTTTATTGCATTCATTTTTATCATTATCATTAATATATTTATTTTTGATTGTATTAGAAGATGCCTCATCGGGTAATGTTTCAGGTGTTTCAAGTAATGTTTCGGGTGTTTCAAGTGATATTTCAGGAGATATTTCAGGTGTTGAAATCATATATAATAATATATAACAACTTTTTTATTAAAATAAAAATATATATGTTATTAATTAAATTTTACATTACAAATTTTATAATTTGTAATTAATTTATTAACATTAGATATTATTTTTTTTTTTTCAATAGAATTTGGACGTATTGAAAGTAAACATTCATCATAAGTTTTCCATTCTACTTTACTAATTTCAATTTTTTGAAAATTTTCAATATTATTGTTGTATTTATTCATAAAACCAATAAAATAACGATGTTTATATGATTTATAATTTGACCCAATGAAAATTTCTTCATAAGGAATAATATTATTAATAATTTGAATATCATCTTTTAAATATCCAGTTTCTTCTTCAAATTCACGAAAAGCACAATCCAAATCTTTTTCATTTGCATTTTTTCTTCCTTTTGGAAATTCCCATTCTTGATCTATAAAAGTGGTTTTACTGTTATTAATAATAGTTTCTAGATTTAATTCTTTAATTATTTCAAATTTTTTATAAGCATTTAAATCTTCATTTTTATAATGTATTGGAGAAATATTTGTTAACCATAAAAAATTTCTTAAATATTCATAATTTTCATTTAATAATCTTTCTTTTTCTTCTAATGTTATATCATCAATAATATTTTGTATTTGTTCTATATTATTCGGTGAATATTTTCCACGAATTAAATCAATATATGAAAAACTATCTTTTCTTCGAATCATTAAATATTCTATACCTCTTGGCGAATTACGAAAAACAATAATTCCATAACTTTGAATTGGTAATTTACAAAAATATATTTGATGTCCTACTTTAAAACAATTATTACATACATTCATTTGATTATTAAATGAATGATTATAAGAAGTATTTATTTTCATTAATAAAATATTTCATTAATGTTTTTATGTCATTATTCTATTTTTATTATGATTAAAATAATTGCAGAAATAAAACAAAAAAATAATGACAACTTGTTGTATGATTGAAAGTTTAAATCCTGAAATATGGGGACCCCATTATTGGTTTTTTTTAAGGACTATTGTTTTAACTTATCCTAAATATCCAAATTCAATAACAAAAAAAAAATATTATACATTTTTTCAAAATTTAACATTATTTATTCCAAATAAAGAAATATCAAATAATTATGAAAAATTATTAAATATATATCCTTTAAATCCATATTTAAATGATAGAGAGAGTTTATGTAAATGGTTATGGTTTATTAATAATAAAATAAATGAAAATTTAGGAAAACCCCAAGTTTCAATTGATAATTTTTATATTAATTATTATAATTTATACATAACAAATAATAAATTGAATGATAAAATATTTAAAATATATAAAAAAATATTTTATTTTATTTTAATTTTATCATTTATTGGATTATCTTATTATTTTTTAAATTTTTGACATTCTAATATAAAGAATAAGGAACAGCGAAGTATGATAAGCATAAAATAATATTTTTAAGTAAAAAAAAAATATATGTTATATGTTATATGACAACTAATAACAAAAAAACACGAAAAAGAGGCGTAAAAAATAGAATGACATATGCAACGATAAATAAACGGAGTAGACGGAAAAAAGGCGGAAAAGTAAAAACAAGTGGAGGTTTTGGTTGTTTATTTATTCCAAATTTAAAATGTAAAACAAAGTTTGGTTTAACGAATAATGAAAATGAAGATTTACTAACTATGCAGGATTTCGACGAACGAAGTATAAAATATGTTTCAAAATTAATGTTAAAAAAATATGCAATTCAAGAATATAATTTAATAAATAAATTTAAAAAAAAAATACAAAAAATATCAAATTATGAAAATTATTTTTTATTAAATGATATAAATATTTGTTTAAATGTTAAAAATTTAACTTCGAATGATTTAAAATATTTTGATGATAAATGTGATGCTTTAAATAAATTAAACATTAATGAAAAAAATATAAATAATCCAGAAATATTAAAAAAATTAGCATTTTTAACATTACCTTTTGGAGGATTAAGTGTTTCCACATATTTAAAAAAAATACCCAATTCAAATGATTTAATACTTTTTAATAAAAGTATGGTAAAACTTTTAAATGAAGGAATTATTCAAATGAATAAAATAAATATTTATCATTGTGATATGAAAAGTGGAAATATATTAGTTCATAATAATGAAAATAATTTAACGACAAAAATAATTGATTGGGGATTAGCAATAGATAATAATAATTTTGAAGCATTTAATAAATATAGAGATGAACGTGTATTGCTTTTTAATAATCCATTATCATTGATAATATTAAAAAATAATTTTATAAAAAAATACGATAAATTTTTATTGACAAATTTTGATGACAGCCAAATAAAATTTGATGAATTTCTTTTGAATTATATAACAGATTATTTAAAAAATTGCAAAGAACAAGGTCATTATTATTATATACAATATTTAATAAAATTAATTGTGTTTGGAGAAAAAAATCCTGACGATTTAATAAATGAAGAAATAATAATATTTATATTTCATTATTTAAAAAAAATACTTGTAAAATATACAAAAAATAATAAATATGAAGTTATTCAATTTTTTAATGATGTATTTTTAAAAAATGTAGATATTTATGGTTTTATAACTTGTTATATACCTTTTTTAAATTATTTAACAGATAAATATGAAAAATTAGAAGAAGAAGGGGTATTTTTTTACGAATATTTAAGAAAAATATTAATAGAATATTTATTTCAACAATCGGATAAGTCAATAGAAATAAATAAATTAACGAGAGATTTAATAAAATTAAATGACTATTTTATTGTGTTTGATAATGAAAGAATATTTAAAATGACAAGTAAAAAAGAAATAAATATAACAAACCCATCTTCAACAAAAGAATAAAATATAAATAATATTTATGAGAGTTGAAATTTGGATATTATTAATAACAGGAATATTAATATATGATACTTATTATGACAATAAATATAGTAAAATGATATTTACCTATAAAAAATATTATAAGATATTATTAATAGGTTGTGGAAGTTTATTTGTTTATTATTTATTTAAAAAAAAACCATATCAATTTAAAAATTTATTGCAAAGTGGAAATAATCTATTTCGTTATTTACCGGTGGGTCGTGAAGCTATGGAAATAATAAATCCAATTTTTGAAATAACCAAACAACAACATCAATATGAAGAAGAACAAAGTATAAATGAAAATCAATTTGGAAAGTATGAAAAAAGAAATGATAATGATAATTATAACAAGAGTAAAATAATAAATAATGAAAATAAAGAACAAGTTAAAAGAAATGTAAGTGATACAAAAAAACGTTATGTAGCATCTCAACAAAATTGGAAATGTAAAAAATGCAATTTACAATTAACGTATACTTATGAGATTGATCATATAATAGCATTAAAAGATGGAGGTGATAATTCAATAGAAAATTTGGTTGCTTTATGTAGAGAATGTCATGGACAGAAAACAGCAGAAACTTTTTTAAAATAAAGAAAAAATATAATAATATTATGACATTATAATTATGAAAAATGATTTTTCAAATAAAGATTTATTAAAATTAATAAAAAAAATAGTTGATTTAAATAAAAAAGAAGAAAAAAAAACGAACAATAAAAAACCAGATATAACGAATGAAGATATAACGAATGAAGATATAACAAATGAAAATAAATTTTTTAATTTTAAAAGATTTTTTTATTTAATAATTTTTATTATTTTATTTATAATAGCATTATTATTGACTTATTTAAATCCTCACGGGTTATTTACTTCAAAAATAAATACAAGTATGTATATATCATTGTTTATATTTGTTGTTTTCTTTTTTTTATCAACTTTTATAAAAATAGAAAATAATAAATACCAATTATACAATAAATCAACATATCAAGAAATTTATAATTTAAGACAACGTTTATTTTTTATTTCTTTATTTGTTATCATACTAATTGTTAATATATTTATAATAAATCCATATAATACAGCTAAAAATTATGAAACGATTTATTTATTTTTATTGATAGTAAGTATTCTTTTATCGTTTTTAACATTTATAACGTTTACAACAAATTCTAAAATATTTACCATTGTAAATAAAAAATATGCATATCAAGTAATATTTCAAAGTTTCACAATTATTTTATTTTATAGTTTTTTATTGATTGGAATATTGATGTTTTTTCAATTTCTATTTTCAATTTTTAATTTAAATGAAAATAATTCAACATATAAAAAAGTAGTAAGTTATCTATTTTTAACTCTTTTAATTGGATTATTTTTTTATGGAATTAATAAATATTTTAAATTAAATTTATTAAGTTATATAAAAATCTATGATTACTATAATTTTTTTATGAATTTTATAAAAAATGAATATCAAAATATACAAAATAATGATATTCTTTTATTAATGATAATTTTATTTATTTATGGAATTATTTGTATTGTTTATTTTTTTTATGATTATTTTTATAAAATATATTACGTAAGTGGTGGTTTGTCTCTTTTAAATAATCCAATTCAAATAAATAAAGAAAAAATAATTGCTTCTTATTTAGATATATATGATGGTTCAATAAATAAAATAACTCAAAAATATAATAATTATTATAAATATGCAGTTTCATTTTGGTTTTATATCGATTCTAATCCACCTAATACAAATAAATCATATAATGAAGATACAAATATAATAAATTATGGATATAATCCATTTGTAACTTATAATCCATCAACAAGCACTTTAAAAGTATCCCTATTGGATTTATCGGCATTAAATAAATGTATAAATTCAGGTTTAGAAAAAGAAAAATGTATAAATAAATTATCTAATGTAATTTATGAAAATAAAAATTTTAAATTACAAAAATGGAATAATATGATATTTATTTTTAATAGTGGAATATTAGATATTTTTTATAATAATAATTTAGTAAAGTCCGGAGTTGGAATACCGAATATATCAAATTTAAATCCATTAATATCAGGAAGTAATACGGGATTAAATGGAAAGATATGTAATGTTTTATATTTTAAAAAGAGCATAGATTTAGAACTAATAGAAAAATTATATAATTTATCCAAAAATAAAAATCCTCCAACTATTTGAAAAATTGATTAAAAAATATACAAAGAATAATGAAAGGATAAATGAATAAATTTTATTTGATTGTTGAATAATCAATCAAATAAAATATAATGACAAAAACATAAAAATAAAATATAATGACAAAAACATAAAAATAAAATATAATGACAAAAAAATAAAAAAAAATACTTTAATATATATAATGAGTTTTTTGAATATTATAATAATTGTAATAGTTTTAATAATTATTTTTTATATAATAAGATATTTTTGGTATAAATCATCAATTCTTGTGGATAGTGTAAATGATGCAACATTACATACAAAAATTGATGCTTCAACTTTAACACCACCATCATCAGGAACAATTGCATCAAATTTTACCTATTCAGTTTGGATTTATATAAATGATTGGAGTTATGAATATGGAAAAGAAAAAATAATATTTTCGAGAGTTGATAATAATTCAACAAAATTATATCCATCACCTATTGTAAAATTAGGAGCAATTGAAAATGACTTGATAATTTCACAAGAAGTATATAATACATCAACAACATCAAATTCATCATCATCAACAAATTCATCAACATCAACTTTTACGTGTGGAGTTGCAAATATACCATTGCAAAAATGGGTGAATATTTTAGTAAGTATTTATGGAAGATCAATGGATATATATTTAGACGGAAAATTAGTTCGAACTTGTGTAATGCCTGGAACAGCATCTGTTTCTGGTTCATCCCCTGTAAATTTAACACCACACGGTGGATTTGCAGGTTATACATCAAAATTTGAATATTGGCCTGATTCAACAAATCCGCAACAGGCATGGAATATTTATGCAAAAGGATATAAAAATAGTTGGTCTTTATTTTCTTCCAACTATTCAGTTGAAATAACTGTATATAATGGAGATACAGTAGCAAATAGTATAAGTATATAATTTTATTAAAAATATTATAATAATATAACGAAGTATAAAAAATAATAACAAAATAATAATAAAATGACAAAATTTAATGAGAGAATAAAAAATTAAATTATTATATAAATATATATGGATTTTAGTTCAAATAAATATATGAGTGCTTCCAAAGATTTTTTAGAATCAAACAGCATTGTTGCAAAAATTTCTTTTTTACTTTTAATTATAGTATTATTTGTTATTTTATTAAAAATAAGTATTAATATTATTTTTTGGTATATGAATCCAGATAATAGTATTATTCTTTTAAATGGAATGTCTGATGCTTCGCAAATGTTTACATTCACACAAGACCCTAATATAGATGGTTCATTAACTATTCAAAAATCAATTAATAAAATAAATGGAATAGAATTTACGTGGTCAATTTGGATATTTATAAAAGATACGCCACCCATAAATACACATCAACATATTTTTCATAAAGGAAATTATAATTTTGAAACAAATGGATTAAATCAACCCAATAATGCACCTGGATTATATATAACACCTGATTTAAATAATACAAAATCTAAATCATTAACTTTAATAATGAATACTTATGATGTTATAAATGAAAAAATTGTTATTAATGATATAACATTAAATAAATGGATAAATGTAATAATAAGAGTTGAAAATAAAACATTAGATGTTTATATTAACGGAATAATAACAAATAGTCATAATTTAAAATTTGTTCCAAAACAAAATTATGGAGATGTTTATCTTTGTGCTAATGGTGGATTTAGTGGTTCAGTTTCAAATTTAATTTATTATAGTCACGGATTAGGAATAAGTGAAATTCAAAGTATAGCTTCAAATGGTCCAAATACAAGGGCAGCTAGTTCATCACTAACAGGACAAATCAAGTCCGATTATTATTCCTCAAGATGGTATTATTATTCTCCATATATTAAGGATCAATATAATCCATAAAGAACAAACTATAAGACTTATGATTTTTTCGGCGAAAAAAATAAAAATAAATATAAATATTTTGAAATTATAATGAGAGAATATAATATAATAAATGTCTTGTTTAAAACCAAATTATAATCCAAATCCAACACATAACGGTTATAGAGTAGAAAATAGATGTCCTTTTGATTTTGAAACAACATTTTCTTCTGTAGTATATAATCCATATTTACAACAAAATATTACTCTTTCAGAAAATATTGTATTAAATCAAATGATGGCTAAAGGTAATATTTTACAATATAAAAAAAATAGTTCAAATTTAACAAAACAACAAAAATATTCACAAATATCAAAAGGCTTATGGGTAAATCGAACTAAAACATATGCAACTCAATCACAAACTTATACAAATCCAAATACAAATTCTTTAAAAAGAATAAATATTCCAGAAAATATTAGTTTAAATGGAAATCCAACAAATTTACCGATTACTTGTTCGGACAATTTACAATCATTAAATCCATCAACAACAATAATAAATGATGGTGGAACATTATTATGTAATAGTATCGAAAATACTTGTAATGGAACATCAATAACATATCCAAATCAAAATTATTATCCCACAACGGATTCAAATATTCCAGGTTCAATTATTTACCTTTATTATAATAAAGGAACACCAACTTATTATCCGAGACAAAGATATATAATGAATACGAGTTTAAATAAATGGCCTCTAAATGCGAAAGGGTTGTGTAAAAGTGCTAATTCTTTAACATCCACTAATTGTAATTGATTTTTTATATCTTCGTTAATTAATATTTAACCATAGATATTTTTAAATCTTCGCTCTTATGTTTATACATATTAATTAATTATTTATAAAAATTGAATTTCTTTTTATAAATAAAATACTTATCATAATACAATATAAAAAATGATTTTAAAAGGTTCAGGTTGTTCGGTTAGTGGAAAAAAATATGAATTAAAAGTTTATAATGTTGTAAAAAAATGTAAATTAAATGATAATGATTTTAACACACAAAAAGAAGATGAACTTGGTGGTTGTAATTCAAAAAATGATATTGAATGTGTCTTTGGTTCTATTAATATACCTATTGAAATAAAAAAAATAAAAACGCCTGATTGGATGCAGTCTTCTTTACACCCTTGAAGATTTAAAATAGAACGCTTAATGCCAAAAAAATCAAAAAGGTTTGCCCTTCACAGAGCGTGTAAATTTTGGTTTTGGTAGTTCGTCTAAACTACCTGATAAATTCTTGCTTCTGGATAAATAATTTGGTCTTTCTTTATTATTTATCGCATTATAAGCAATTTTATAAATATTTGTAGCACCATTTACATCTCTATTCCAATAACCGCATCCGTTCTTACAACAAATCAGTCCATGGACGATAATGTTTCCAGTTCTGTATGGTTTTGGATTTTCCCTAACCATCGTCTTTTTACAAATACCTATTTCACATTTAGAACACATACAACTCGTTCTAAATTCATCAACCAAATAAGTTTGAAATCCTGCTTTCCTAAATAAGGTTCTCATACCTTTTCCTTTGGTTGATTCTTTATATTTCATTTGTTTTTTTTGTTCGTAATCACCAAAACAAACTACAACATCTTTTTCATTTCCAAATATGCGTTTGAAGTTATTTAACATTTTTTGTTCGCTTCTTTTTGTGTTTCTATAACTTTGTAAGCGTAATTTTCTAAAAATGTATTTTTCATAAAAGCTAAATAACATTCCATTTATTTCACTCTTCTTTTGGATATATTCCTTAAATTTTGTTATGTTAAGTGATTTTCTATTTAGTTTGGATAATTCAGTTTCCCATTCTATAATTGTTTTACCATGTATTTTTTCCTTTTTCAATTCCAATTGAATTTTTGAATATTTCTTTTTCTTTGTTTCTTTTCTTCGTTGGTCTTGTGAATATCTAAATGTATTTGCTTCTTTATTGGAATTATCAACACAATAAATTAAATCACATTTTCCAGGATCAAACGCCACTATTTTTTTATTTTGTAAAGAAGAATAATCATCTAATTCATCAATATATGTTTCATTTGATAAACCTTTTTTCATCATAGGTAATTTCTTACAAATTAAATCTTTACGCAATAATAACAAAGAACAGCTTACACCATCTGTTTCTATCATATGATGAAATTCGTAATATTTTTTATGAAACATTTTTCTTTCTGTTCTAAAAAAGAATTCCCATATTTTATCTTCTTTGCGTTTCAAATTCCCTTTTGTTAAAAAATCACTTTTATTTCCTTGTTTCTTTGTCATAAGTAAATGAACTAATGTAGTTGTATCTAATCTTATATGTTTTGGTATAACTTCACTTCTCATAGGAAATACATTATAAATTGTTTGTTCTTCCTTTTCAATTTGTTTCATCATAAAAATCATACAACCAAAATAATCAAATGGGCTACACATTAAGTCATAAACAATATTATTCTTTTTATAACTTGCTTTGTTTGGTGTAATAAATTGTTTTTCTTGGTTAATCCATTTGTGATACATGGAATGAGATTTATAATTTGTTGTTTCAGTATTCAATAAATCTGTTTTGATTTTGCGTAATTGATTACATAAATTATTTACTCTTTGTTCCTTTGCCTTTTGTGTAATGTTAAGTTTTCTTATTTTGCTTACAATAAACTTCTTTTTCCAAACTACATTCACATATCTTTCAACATACTCTATATAATGTAATTTAATATTGTTCTCATACATAGTTAAAATATCAATAGTTAGATAATCTAAAATAGTATTCATATGTGTATAATCTAAATTTTCATTTTGAATAAGTGGTTGAAAATCTGTTTTGTAAAAAGCTGTTAAATTATCTTTTAATTCTTTAATTTCCTTTTTTGGTGGTCGTCCAGATGATTTTTCATTACATAATATTTTCATACATGAATTAATAAACTCATCATTTATAACAGGTAGAGTATTATGCTTATCATAATGATACAATAAAAAAAGTTTCATAAACATCATAGTTTGAATAACGATTTTATTACACTTAATAACAGCATTTGTAATTTTAGGTAAGTTAATGTTAGGATGTTTCAAGACACTTTTCAAAGATGTTTTAATTCCTTTGAAAAAGTCCTCTGGTTGTTTTTCTTTTATTTCCATCCCTTATAATATTCCTTAATATTTTTATTTTAAGTAGTTTTCCAATAAATTAATATATTTTTATAATTAAATATATAAATCTTTATAATAATAATATAAAATGGAAGAAAAAAACGACGGCACATTTGGTTTATTAACCTTTGTAAATAATGATGAATTTAATAGCTTCAAAATTGATATAAACAATTTATTAAAAAAAGGCAAGTATATTAATGACAATATTAATTATACTTTTAATAATGACATTTGTATATGTAATATTTCTAAAGAAGATGTTCCGTGTTGGGCTAATAATGTGATGTTTAAAGAAAATATGAATGAAAATAAAAACCATACACATTATCGTATTGTATTAATTAAATATAGTGAAAATATTTATTACTTTGAAAGAAATGGAAATATTAGTGTATTTGATATTCTTAATAAGTATGCTTTTGATTTATTTGAAAAAACTAAATGGAATAGGTTGTTTAATAAAAATATGACTTTCAAAGAACTAATAAATAGTTATTTAATAAATGGCATTAAAAATGCCGATAATATAAAAACTCTTGAAAAATTCTTTAATGACAATAATTTTGAAAATATTGATTTTAATAATATTAATACATATGAAAAAATATATCATGAAATACCTCAATTACAAAAAGAATTAAAATTAATACAATATGATTATAAAACATGTATTCAAAAAACTAAAGATGGTGATAAACAAAGTGAAACAATATATAATAAAAATGTATGTGAAAATAATGATAATTATATACTACTTGATTGTAAATATACACATAGTGAAGGAATAGAAGTAGCTGATATTTATGATAAACTTAATTGTTTATTTTTTCATAATAAAAAATCTGGTGATCTAAGATGCTTAGGATTTCAAACGATATTAGGTTCATTAATCTTAAAAAATAAAGCTAAATGTGATAATTATTTTGAGGAATTAAATAAAAAGGGAATTGATTATACGCAAATTAATACTGAAAATTTTAAATTTGTTGTTGGAATTATTCAAATGACAAAAACAATAAATTATAAAGATAAAATTACACTTGGTATTGTTTATTGTTATTTAAAAAAAATGAATATTGATTTTTATATTGATAAAATTGATGTAATAAATAGAACTGAACCTGAAACAAAATCTAATTCCAAACCTAAAACTAAAACAAAATCTAAATAAACTCCTTCCAAAAATCTTTTTTAAATTCTTTGAAAATATTCCAATCTATAGCATATGATGAGTATAAACAACTTTGAATAATTTTATCAAATTTATCACTTTCAATAACTTTACTAATATAAGTTGCTTCTTCTAAATTATCAACTTGTATTGCCATAGAATGTTGTGTCATTCCATATTTTCCCTCCATATCAATAATAGGTTTATATATACCACTATCGCCAAATATTACTTTTGATACTCCAAAATGTCCTCTATCATTTACACTACTATACATATATCTAATACCAGCTTTAGGTGTAGAATGAACGCACGGATATTTAAATTCTTGTGATTTGATTGATGACATCCATTTTTTTCTTGGTTCATAAGCGGACATACTTTGTATTATAGGACATCGTTCTCCATCATTTTTAGCTAATATTTTATTAATTTCTAAAATATTTGAATTTGGCAACCAAGATAATTCACTTAAATTAATTTCATTTTGTTTTCCATTTTCATCTACAATAATTGTATTTTTGTATTGATTTGTTTTTTCAATTAAATACCAATCATATCTTGTTCCACAATTAAATACTTTTTGTCCGTCTTTTATTCCATGTATTTCTAAATATAATATTTGATTTTGTTTTGCCATCAAGTCAAACATTTTTGTAAATTTCCCTCTTTCCGTATTTGGTTTTCTCCAACCTGGAGGATGAACGAATAATAAATAACCATTTGGTATTAGCCATTCATTAAGAGTTTTTTTTGTAAAATCTTGCCAAATAGTATTTCCTGTAGCTGTATCTCCACTTGAATTATATGGAGGGTTTCCACATATCATATCAAAACCATTAATGTTCCACTTATTTTTAACATCTATTTCAAGAGTATCTCCTGTATAATTATTAAATTCAAAATCCAATTCATCTAACCCACAATAGCTTTGAACATGACATTTCATTATTTCTGTTGTTATGAAAACATTTAACGCAGTTAGATCCGCATAATATATACACTCAGTCATAATAACACGACATCTTTCAATTTCATCAGGATACATTTCTTCAAGACCTTTATAAAATCTATCAAATATACCTAATACAAAATTTCCTTTACCACAGCAAGGTTCAAATACTTTTTGAGGTTTGTTCCAAAACTCTAATGGTGTTGAGTTTAGCATGTCATCAACCAATTTAACAGGCGTTGGAACTTCTGCGTTTTGTTTTTTTTCGTCATTTGTAGGTATAAAATGTTTTTCAATAAGCTCACGCAACTTATTAGCAGGGGCTATGCTATAAATCTCACGAATGTTATTAACAATTTCAGCATTATTATCTATAATATTGTTCATTATATTTACTATAATAATATAATTATCTTTATTTAATTCAATTTTTTTGTCTTTTAATAATGAAATAATTAATCTTCCTGTTTTTTCACTTGTAAATATCTCCTTGAAATCAAATAACTTATATGACCTTGAAATTAACGCTAATAATGGAAATAAGAAACTCTTACACATTTCGTATGTTTGGTTAATCAAAAGTTCAATCTTAGCGGTTTCTTCTTCATTTAACTTATTTTCATCTTCTTTTTTGTCATTATCAATATCGTCAGGAGCGTCAATTTGAACCTTTGTTTTATCGCCCTTAGGACAATCTTGTTGTTCTCCTTCTAAATCTTTATTTATTTTTTTTAATTCTCTTTTTTGAAAATCTATTTTTATAAAATCACGCATATCATCATCACAAATGAGATTTTCTAAGAAAGGAGTATCATCAATTTCTTTCATAATGTTTTCTGCTTCTTTTTGGTAGTAAGACATTATCTCAATTGTTGTCAATTTTCCGTTATTAATTTGTTGTGGATCAAATAAGAATATATTGTGTTCAAATAAATAGTATAGTATTTCCGCATTTGTTTTAGTTGTTTTTGTATTTCTTCTATGTTTTTGAATTATATCAACCAAATACAAATAAGTTCTTTGAATATTCATATCTACATTTATTCCTATTGTTTTACCATCTGCTTCTGTTAAAGCTCTTGAAAATCTTTGTTTTTGATTGTCTAAATTGTGTCCGTCATCTAATGATATTGTAGCATCACAATCTGTATATGTAATGCCTACGCTTCCTTTATTGCCTAACAATAAAATACAACCTTTTTTATTTTCTGTTTTTGTCTTATTCATTATCGTTTGTATGTATTCATTATATTCTTCTTTGACATTTCCAGTATCTTCTGTTGAATTAGAATATTCTATACTATAGTCGCTCCATAAATTATGTGTTTCTAAAAATTGTTTGAATGTTTTTTGTAATAATGATATTGTGTTATTTCTTGTATGTGTTGGAAGATACATGATAAATAATAATGGTTTTTCAATTGTTGATTTTCTTGAACCACGACTTGTTTGTGTATTTTCAATTTGTTTCATAATTGTTTTTCTCATTCTGTTTGTTGAAATAATACAATCAAAGAACCCTTTTAATATATCTATTCCATCAGTAGTTTTACATAATTCAAATTCTTCCGCATATTCTACTTCACCCTTTTCATTAATAATTTGTTTTAACGCAAACAACGAACCACAATTATAACCAAAATTAGTTCCATATTTAGCGTTGTATTCGTTTATCTCCGTAATTAATAATTCAGGAATAGAATGTTTCATTAATACCTGAGTAGGATGTTTAGAATAATCTTTATTTAGAGTTTCATTTTCTAAACACTCTGTAAATGTATTTCCATGACGACTAACCATATAATCAATTATATCTTCTCTATTTTTTACTGCTGGTTTTATCAATTCTTTCATAAATGCTTCATCTTCAATTTCCCATTCATAAATACAAGAGCTATGAATACCATAATATTTTTTTGTTTTATCTGCTGTGCCTGACGCAAATATATTTAGTTTTATATTTTTACGAATTTCTTCAACATCACTATCAACATCTAAAATTTCTGTTTTTGTTTTATCAGTTGATGATCCTTGATGTGCTTCGTCAGTAATAATTGCGTCAAAACCCATTTTTTTTAATAAATCTTTTTTCTTGCTTTTTCCGTCTATTTTAAGATATTGAACGCTACAAAATACAATACCATTAAAGGTTTCGTCAATTGTATCAAATTCTTCCTGTAATTTGTAATTAATATTTTTGAAATCAATATACTTTTCTAAATCATTCATAAAACTATTTATAGTTGCTGGAACAGATGTCATTATTAGTATTTTTTTATAACCTTGTTCCAATAAATATTTACATATTAATAACATAGTAATACTTTTACCGCTTCTTGGTTTATGTGCTATACACCACATTTTATGTTTATTTGTCAAAAACGACTTTACAAATTTTATTTCTGTCATTTTTTGATGTAATTTTTTTGTCAATTGTTGTCTTGGTGATAATAAATATTCCGCATTAATGAAATCAATAAATTCATCAATACTTAATACATTAGTAAATCTTTGACAAAATACATCTAAAGCTTTAATAATATCTTTTTCATCAAATAATAAACCATTTTCTATAATTTTATCGTGTATTAGTTTATCAATATTTAGTTTATTTTTGTATTTGTGTTTTATAACAACTTCTTTATCCTTAACAACTAATCCAATTTTATAGTCATCTGTTATATTTTGCTTGGTTATTGTGTTGTCTATTTTTGATACATCAGTTTCACTATACCTGTTTTTATATTTAATTGTAAATAAAACAAGAGTTGTTCCCTCTTTTATAGCCATATCAACGATATTATTTCCTCCTCCATCAACCTTTACCTTTAACAAAGAAGTAATATTTTTTATTTTTTTTAAGTTTTGTAATTGTCCGTCATAAATTTCTGTATAATTTATATTTTCTATACACTTTAGAATGATAAGGATTTGACAAAGGGTTTCAAATATCCATCCTTGCCTTCTTTCATCATATAATTCTTTGTTTTCCTTCATGATCATATCAAATAATTCTTTACCTGTTAATTTTGTATTTGCCAACATATTCGCCAATATATCTTTACGAAATACTTGATTAATAAATACACTTTTTTCTTCATCTTCAATTATCAACTCAACCTTTTTAGTCAATAATTTAGGTTTAACCTTTTTTGTTTTCTTGATAACAATAATTTCTTCCTCGCCATCAGCAATATTAATCGGTTGAAATTCACTCATTTTTAAGTATTGTGTATAATAGTATATTGTATTTATTATTTAATAAAAAAGTAAATCAATTTTTTTATTAAATATAAAATTTAATGTTTTCTATGTCTGCGAGTTCTGCGATGCTTGGTTTTTCTATGACGACGAGTTCTTCTTGGCATATTAATATATTGTAATATTATAATTTTGTAAAAATATATTTTTGAGTTCTTAAATATTTATTTTCTTTCTCATCAAAAAATCTATATTCTTTACTTTCTAAATTATATTTTTCTTTTGTCAAATGTTTTATTATTGACAACCAAGGTCTTTTAATTTTACTTGGTTCCCCAACAGCTTTAATTCCATTAAAACTATAATATTTTCTTATTTCAGGAATAAGTTCCATTATTTGTTTTTGTTTATCATATTCATTATCTAAATCACACAAATTAATTATATTATTATTTTCTAAATCCAATATTTTTATAATCTTATCAACAATTTCTTCCTGTTCTTTTTTATACAATTCACTTTTAAGACGCATTACAATATACTTAAACTAATAAATAAATTTTAAGTATATTATTTATAAATTTTTAATTTTCTTCTTCTTGTTGATGGTTTCCTTTTTAATTCATACCTTCTTTCAAATTATAAGCATATTCAAAATAGTTTTTATAGTTTTCCTTTTTAACCTTTTCAATAGCTTTATCTACATTATTTTCTAATTGTTGATAATTTCCAACATTCCTATCTTTTTTCATGTAAGTTTTTATTTGGTTAAAATATGCTTCAATTGGTAGATTACTGCGAGGTGTATAAGGAACAGCAAATAAATAATGATTACCACTCTTTGTTATAGCATTTTTTATTAATTCGTTATTATGACTTCCAGCATTATCTAAAATAATAAGATGATATTTATAGTTTGGAAATATGTGTTTTTCTAAAAATTCTAATAATCTTTCTTTTGTCATACCTCCCTTTTCATATAATTCTTTTCCAACACATTTTGTATTACTTATTGCTACTAATAAAGTAAATTTACGAAATACAAATTGATTTGATGTTTTTATAATACAACGCTTACCCAAATTACAACGACTATAAGTTGGTTTCAAAGCAGAACCAACACTTGTTTCATCCAAACAAATAATTTTGTTGATAGGAAATTTACGAACTTCGGTAAAAAATTTATTCATTTCATTTTCTTTCTCAATTGGTTTCTTATATCGTTCTTTTGGAAAGTGTTCGTGTCTTGTTCTTTTTCTTGTTTTGTTATTATCTCTTATTACTTGTCCTAAATGTTGAGGTGTAATATCAAACGATGGATACTTCTTTTTTATATCAATTGCTAATTCATTCATAGTAAGCTGTTCGTTTTGTTTCAATAATTCTAACGCAGTATTTACTTGTGGTTTAGTAATTTTATAAGATATTGGTTTTCGGTTTCTTCTTGTAAGATTTTTAGAATTTTTATATTTATGTATCCATCTTTTAAGTGATGATTTTTTACAATCAAATATTTTACAAGTATTGTCATAACCGACTTCATGATTTAAGTAATAATTAACGGCAGACAATTTATAATCAGGACTTTTATGTTTCATATAATAAATAGATAAAAATTATATTAAGCGTGCCATTTTAAATCTTCAAGGGTGTAAAGTATAATTGTGTTAATGAAAAATGGATAGGTAGTTCAAAAAATAAAATACCAGAAAAATCAAAAAAAATATTTGAAGAATTGATTTCAACAACAACATTATTTAATGGAAAAATTCCACCATTTATGTTAAAAGATATAACACACGAAGAGTGGATACAAATTAAAAAGGAAACAATTGATTTTAATGATTTTTATTTAGATTGTCCTAACGATACAATTAAAAAATTATATCATGAAAAAGGTTGCGTTTATATACAAATTTCAGATAAAGGATTATATCATTTAGGCAATGATACGTGTGAATTTAATGTTCCAGAGTTTATATGCGAACAACAGTTAAGAGTAAGGACAAAAATACATAAAACTAAAAATTCAAAAGGGTTTTGTAAATTATCTGTGACAATTTCTTGTCAACCAAAAAATATAAAACATTTGTCCCAAAGTAATTATAGTTTAGATGATACTTCAAAATTACCTAAAAATTTATTATTTATAGAATAAAATGAAGTTATTTAAACTAATTTTGATATAATTATAATTTCAGATGAAGATTTTGATTTATTCATCCCATAACTCCAATTTACGTATATAATTAAATAATCCTTGTATAAATTTTTTATGTATTCACAATTATTATATGTAATCAGCCAATTTTTTTTTGTTTTTATCAACTCATATAATAATTTATGATTAAAATTTTCATGCATATCACCATTATTACCATATAATTTGGATTGTTTTTCTAAGTAATATGGAGGGTCCAAAAATATTATGGTTTTTTCATCTGTAAAATTATTAATAAAATATTCAAAATCAAAGTTATATAATTCTATATTTGTAAAATCTAATAATTTAATTTTATTTTTTGATGAAGGTGTAAATCTTTTTAAACTTGCCTCTTTTGAAAAACCACCTGACAAAGTTGCACCACTAAAAGAACATCTATTTATTATAAAATATTGTAATGATTGTTGTAACATATTATCATTTAATTTCATTATTGTATTTCTATAATTTGTAAATTGTTCTTTTGAAACACACGATATTTTATTTAATTCATTATACAATATATCTTTATTTGTTTTTATTTGTTTCCAAAAATTATATAACGGTGTGAATTTATCATTTACTATTAATTTGTAATTATATTTATTTTGAAAATAAAATTCAAATGAGCCTCCACCAAAGAATGGTGAGCATAATTTATCAAAATGAGTTATGTTAAAATGTTCCGTAATTATATTATCTATTATTTTACACGCACGTGTTTTTCCACCGGGATATCTTAATGGTGAAATATTATTAATTCTATTTTTTTCAATTCTATTTTTTTTAATTTTATTTTCTTCAATTTTATTTTCTTCAATTTTATTTTCTTCAATTTTATTTTCTTCAATTTTATTTTCTTCAATTCTATTTTCTTCAATTCTATTTTCTTGAATCGTTTTACTTTCGGTATTTTTTTTATTAATTAAAACAATTAATTTGCCTTTATTTTTTGACTTACAACTTAAAATTCCAAGTTCTTTACATTTTGCTAAAAGTTCTATTTTTGACAATTTGGTTATATCCATTTCTCCTATAATAAAGTTATATATTGTTATTATAAATAGTGATATTATTTAATTCATTTTTTATATTTAAAACGTTATTTTATTTTTTTCTCAAAGATTATTTCAGTTTTTAAAATTTTCTATATTGAATAAAAAAAATGAAATAAAAAAATAAAATAAAATAAAATAATGGAACTTTTGAGTTGGATAAATATAAAATTTTTAAATTGGCGTTATCTTTCAAAAAATGAAAATGCGATACATTTATTGGAAGCGAACCCTAATAAAATAAATTGGATAAATTTATGTTTTAATGAAAATGCGATACATTTGTTAGAAGCAAACCCAGAAAAAATAATTTGGAAAAATTTGTCGGAAAATCCAAATGCAATTCATTTATTGGAAGCAAATCCTGAAAAAATAAATTGGGATAATTTTTCGAAAAATCCAAATGCAATTCATTTATTGGAAGCAAACCAAGATAAAATTGAATGGTATAATTTTTCATCAAATAAAAATATTTTTGAGTTTGGATATTTGTTAAAATAGCGAAATATAAAAATATTTTTTAGTTTTTAAAATTTTCTATATTTAAATTAAAAAAATGAAATCTTTTAAGATTTTAAAAAAAAGAAGCACAAATAAAAAAACTTTAAACTTAAACTAAAATGAACTCAACAATTGAACCATTAAATTTGAATGAAGAAATGTTTAATGATGAACAAATTGAAAGAATTACATCAAGAATTATTTCATCAAGAAATCAAGAAATTCCATTAAATTGGAATGAAATTGAAAGAATTACATCAAGAATTATTTCATCAAGAAATCAAGAAATGAACCAAATTGAAACAATTACACCAAGAATTATTACAACAAGAATTACATCTTCACAAGATGCGAATGGAAGAATCATAGCACCGTTTGTAACTGTGAGAAACAGAAGACAGACACAAAACGAACGAAACGAACAAAACATTTTACAAAATTCACCTGAATTGCGAGAATTATATCTTCAAAACCAGTTATTGAGAAGAAATTTAACAGAAATAATGAGGAATGCAAACAATACACGACATATGATGATAAATGTTTCAAGACAATACGATGAACTTTCGAGGCAATTGATAAAAAAACAAAAAGAAGAAGAGAAAAAAAAATTGAAAATAATTGTTCGTGTAAAAGCAAAAAAACAACTTTATTCAAAAATGGAAACACACTGCGGAATATGTTTAGAAAACCACCAATATATTGATGTTTGTACTTTACCCTGTAATCACGAATATGGGACAAAATGTTTTGAAAAATGGTATACAAAAGGGGCAAGAAATTGTCCTGAATGTCGCAATCCAACAAAAGAAATAAAAACATATCGGATGACTGCTGAAAGAAAAATAAAAACAAACATTTCTCCAAAAAATGTTTTATCACCTTCACCAGATGTTTTACCTTTACCAGATTTTCGTTATTCACCAGTTGATGTTTTATCACCTTCACCAGATGTTTTACCTTTACCAGATTTCCGTTATTCACCAGTTGATGTTTTATCACCTTCACCAGATGTTTTGCCTTTTCCTGATTTATGATTTTGTTTTAGAAAATAATTAATATGAATAATTATAGTGTCTTCAAATAAATGCGTGAAATAATAACTGATAAATAAGACTTGACTTCAAAAATAATGCGTGAAATAATAACTGATAAAATAATATTTACTGAAGTATTACGGAAAATATAAAAAATATAAAAAATATAAAAAATATAAAAAATATAAAAAATATAAAAAAATAAAAAATACGAAAAATGAGAATTTATATTTAAATCATTGTTTCGTATTTTTTTAATGAGATATGATCACAAATAATAAAAATAATAGATAAAAAATGTTATACTTTCACGCAGATTTTTTTAACTAAACATTTGAGAAAATGGTAATTAAGTTTTAAAATTTGGATTAATACATAAATCTTCTGTTGGATAAATATTCCCTGAAACACATTTATCATTAACACCAACAGATTCGCAATAACGAATTCCTTTATCTTCTCCAATATAACAAAATCCCGATTTATTTTTGGTTTGAATATTGCTGGATGAATCATCTTCTTTATATTGTAATGTATCTTGTGGATTATTTTGTTGTATTTTATCCATAATTGTATTTTTTGTATAATTGGGTTCTTCATTATCATCTTCATTCAAGGTTTGCTGATTTAAATTTTGATTTTCTTTAACATTTTCAATTCCTCCTTCAATAGCTCCAACAATAAAATTTTTACTTGTTTCAATTCCTGTTTTTGTATCTTTAACAATTTCAAAACTAGTATAACCAATTATTTTTAAAATAGATTTAACGATAGGCTTAAAAATATCAGAAAATCCTTCTAATCCTTTTGCTAAAAAAATGAAAACATTAATTCCAATAAATGACAAGAATATAATAATTCCTAAAATAAGCCAAAAATAAAAAGAATTATTAGATGTTTGAGATGAAGAAGAAGTTGAACTGGGTAAATTTGGATTTGAATTAATACTTGATGAATCATCAAAAATAATTGATTTAGTGATATTTTCTTGTTCCATTGATATTAATAATAAAATATTTTAAATTTAAAAAAATATCTAACCTAAAGAAAAGAAACATTTTAAACAATATCATTTATCATTTTCAAAATTATTTTCTCTTGGAATAAATGTTTCTTCAATAGAATTCATTTTATTTAATTGATTGATAGTTTTTTCGAAATTTTTAGATTTTTTAATATTTGAAAATAAATAATCAGTATTTGGTGAAATTTCATTTTGCTTAATTTGAGAATAAATTTTATCAATATTATTTAATACAAAAGATAAACATTCTTTATTGAGAATGATTTCAGTGTCTTGATGAATATTTCCCGTAATTAAAGTAATAACAAAGTATATGATAAATTTTCTTTTATATTTTATTTGTTGGTAATATTTAATACTAAAAAGTTGAAAACAACTATGAACGATTTTTTCTAATAGTTTATTTTTTTTTGAATATTCAAATAATATTTCCCAAAAAATCCAAATAATATCATTTTGATATTTGGGTTCAATATTTTTAAAGACTCTTCTTTCAGCAAAACAAATATGTTTTTCTTTTTTTTTAATTAAAGAAATTTCAAAATTTAAAATATATTCAAACCAATAACAAGTTTCAATACAATTTTTGATTTCTAAATTATAAATAAATTCATTGAATTGAATAAATAAAGATTTAGGGTCTTTATCTTTATAAAAAGATTGTATGAAATCAATATTTGGTGCTTTTAATTTATTAATAATATTCGTTAAATCTAAATCAAAAGATTTTATTTTAATTTCTTGAAAAATATGATTTCGTTTTGATAAACAAAGAATACTAATAATTTCAGCAAATAATTTTCTTATTTTAATATTGTTTCTTAAATCTAATTCTTTGTCTTTATAACCAAAATTAATAATTTCTTTAAATTTATTAAATCTTAAATCCAAATAAATAGCTAATTTAGGATTTGATATTTGTATATATTTTGAATAAAAAAAAATAATTAAATCCCATAAAGGTAAAAAATGTCCGGAAGTAATTAATTCACAAGCCCAATAATTGGATTGTTCGATTTCATGATCAATTAAACTTGTTAATAATTGTTTACAAACTTCACTTTTTTTAAAATTAGAAAAAGTTATTCCTTTAAAATCTTGATTTAAACGAATATCATTAATTTCTGTAAAATGTTCGGTTTCCATAATCTATAAAATAAAATATAATGACAAAAAAATTAATAAATAAACTTTAAAAATATAAATATAATATAATATATTATGTTTGATATTACATCAATTTATAAATTTTATAAAAAATTATCAAATGTTTCAAAACTTTTATTTTGGGTTGTTTTATTATTAATATGTGTTTCTTTATTTAAAAAATTAAAAATAACGAAGTATAAAACGATAAATGAAGGTTTTGAAGTAGATAAAAAAATGATGTTTAAGAGTAATGAAGAAATTTATGATGATTTTTATGCAAATATTTATGACCAGTTATTTTATAGTGATTTAAAAGATGATTATCAAGTTGGTATGATTTTAAATAAAACATCACCAGTAAGTGAAAGCAAAATATTAGATATTGGTTCAGGAACAGGTGATATAGTAAATAAATTTTATAATAAAGGATTTAAAAATGTATTGGGACTTGATAAATCAAAATATATGATAAAAAAATCAAAAGATAAATATCCAGAATGTAAATTTTTAAATGGCGATGCTTTAAGTGCTTCTTTATTTCAATATAATTCTTTTACACATATTTTATGTTTATATTTTACAATTTATTATATTCCAGATAAATATCAATTTTTTCAAAATTCTTATAATTGGTTAACGCCAAATTCTTATTTAATCGTCCATTTAGTTGAACCTAAAATGTTTGACCCAATATTAAAAGATGCAAATCCATTATTTTTAATAAGTCCACAAAAATATGCAAAAAAAAGAATAACAAATTCAAAAATTATTTTTAATAATTTTGATTATACATCTAATTTTTTACTTGATAAAGAAGATAATGCTTTATTTATTGAAAAATTTTCAAATAAAGAAGATAAAAATGTTTTTCTTCGTAATGAACATAAATTATATATGGAAAATATTGAAACAATAATACAAATTGCACAAGAAATTGGTTTTATTGTTTTAAGTAAAATTGATATGGTAAGCGTTCAATATGAATATCAATATTTATATATTTTTCAAAAAATATAAATTATTATCATTTGTCTATGTTTTTTATAAAGTTAAAATAAAAAAATAAAAAAACAAGTTAATAACAAAATATAAAAATGAATAATCTAATATTTTTATATTTCGTTATTCGAATTTTAATTTTAATTTTAATTATTTTTTTTATTTATTGGTTAGTTTTATTATATTATTTTAAATTTAAATCAAGATTTTGGTATATGCAACCTGTATTTCATTTATATGATTTTCAATATTATTTTCACAACAGAGGAATAATAAAAAAAACATTACCTAAAAAAAATGAATATACTGATTTTAAAAATACAGAATGTATTTATATTGGTAATGCTTCAAATGAAAAAATAGACGAAACTGTGAAATTAATACAAAATCATTATTTTAAAAATAAAGAAAATGAATATTTACCTGAAAAAGAAAATATTATTCCATATTTACATAATTCAAAATCGTTAATTATTTTTTATTTTAATGATATTTATTTGAATTCACAAGAAATAAAAAAAGAAAAAAAAATAATTGGAACAATGACAGGAGTTCCATTAAAAATATATATAAAACAAAATAATATTAATTTTGAATTATATTATGTCGACTATTTATGCGTAAATAAACAGTTTCGAGGTAAAAAAATTGCTGAAAAGATAATACAAACATATGAATATACGTGTCGTCATTTAAACAAAAATATTTTCGTCAATTTATTTAAAAGAGAAGATGAATTAACGGGAATAATTCCATTATGTGTTTATAAATCTTTTGTTTTCGATATGAAAAATTGGAAAATAAATGATTTAAAAATCATCCATCCAGAATATAAAATATTATATGTTAACGAACAAAATATTTTTTATTTTTATGATTTTTTAATGAAATCAAAAAATAAATATGAAATAAGTATTATTAAACATATTGCTGATATAGAAGAATTAATTAAAACAAAAAATATATTCATTCAAATGATTTTAAAAAATGATGAAATAATATTTTGTTATTTTTATAAAAAATTATGTACTTATATAACAAAAGAAACACAATTTTTATCCCTTTATGCCTCAATAAATTTCACCACAAGTAAAAAAGAAGAAAATTTATTCATTGAATATTTTAAAATAACATTGAATAATATATTGATAGCAAAGTATAATAATAATGAAATATCAAAAGAACAAAGTATAATAGAATATAGTCATTTAATAATTGAAGATATAAGTGATAATAATCTAATTATTAAAAAATTAAAACAAAAAAAAGAACCAATATCAACAATGCCTGTAGCTTATTTTTTTTATAATTATGCTTATCAAACATTACCTTCAAATAAAATATTAATTTTGGTTTAATTGATGAATTGATGAATGGATGAATTTATGAATTGATGAATGGATGAATTTATGAATTGGATTATCTTTTATATCTTCCTAAATGATTAAAAGAATCAATTAAGAATATAATGAAAATACCTAAAAATGAATAAAGAATAACTTCTTCCATAACATTATTTGTTTTTTCATCATTTTTTTCTTCCAATAAATGAATCATATAATTTAATTTATTAATAAGAATATTATTATCATTATTATCAAATTGTTTTAATTTATTTTGATAATAATAACTTTCTTGAAAAGAATTATCATCTTCATTTAATAAAGGAAATTTCATATTTTGAATAGAAGGAATAATTTTTTGTAAATTATTTTGTTTTTCGTTTATTTCTTGTTGTTCTAAATAAAATTTTTCATTATCAATTGTTTTTTGCACACCAGAAGAATTAGGATGCGGTAAAGGTTTAAATTGATTATTATAATTATAATTTTCTTCATCATCATCATTAGGTAAATTATTAATTGTAGTTAATATATTATTAACTTTATTTGAATAAAAAGGTTCAATATTTTCTTTTGCCATTAAATTTGTATTTTTTTGGGTTTTATTTCTTTTTTTATGAATTATATTATTCTCATTTTTTGTATTTTTTGAATTCGTGTTATTAATTAATAAATGATTGTCATATTCAATTGGACTTCCATAAAATGCTAAATTTGACATATTCTTATATATTCTAATGAAAATATAAATTGAAAAACACTTTAATTTAATTATTTTATTTTATTTCATTTAATTATTTTATTTATACAAATTATTAAAATAACAATATAAAGAATATTATATTGATAATATTGTAATTAAATAATTATTTATTTAATTACAAATGCTCGTATCTTCTAATGGTTAGGATATTGTGCTTATAACACAATGATCACAGTTCAATCCTGTGTATGAGCAAACAGGTCTTATGATGTAATGGTAAGCATTCGAAACTTTGAATTTCGCAATCTGGGTTCAAATCCCAGTAAGACCAAATATTAATTAGTATTCGTTAAATACTAATTAATAACATAAAAAATAACATTATATTTTCAAAATATAATCATAGAATATATAAATGAAAATGAATTCATTTAAAATTTTCGAGTTTTTAATAATTTTTTCAACTTTAATGCTAATAACAAATATATCAAATGAAAATTTTGATTTATATTTAAAATCAATTTATGGTAAAATAACAATCACTTTTTTAATATTTATATTTTCTTTAAATAATAAAATTTTAGATTTAATGACATTATTATTGTGGATAGTACTTTACAAAATTTGTTTTAATTAAGAAAAAATATAAACCATTAAAAATATAAATCATTTCAAACATAAATAATTAAAAATACATATTCGAGATATTTTTTTTAATTTTAAGTTTTATTATCAATTGTTTAAAAAAATGAAATAAATAATGATTGTATTAATATATTGTAAAATTTATAAAATATATTAATAATGTCAACCTCTTTTAAAATAGATAATTGTGAAAATGAAAATAATAGTATTATTTCAGATATTACTGATAATAATACATCCTTGTTAAATAATTTTGAAATTGATAATAGTTTTATTTTTAAAAATAATATACATAAAATGAATATTGATGAATTAAAAGAAAAATGCAAAATAAATAAAATATCTGGAATATCAAAGTTTAAAAAACAAGAATTAATACAAGTATTAATGAATGAATTTAACGATATTTGGATAATATTAAAAAATAAAAACCTTCAACAACTGCGGGAAATATATAAAACGAATAAAATAAAAGAAAAGATTTTTAATGGAAATACTAAAAATTCTATATTAAATAATATTATGAGTTATAATTCAAAATGTGAAAATATAATGTTTATCAAATCAATAAAATATGAAGAGAGTTTAACTATTCAAGAAGAAGAAAATATCAAAAACGATAAAATAATTGAAGAACAAGAAGAAAAAGAAAATATCAAAAAAAGAATAAAAAAACAAGAACAAGAAGAAAAGATTAAAAATGATAAAATAATTGAAGAACAAGAAGAAAAAGAAAAGATTAAAAACGATAAAATAATTGAAGAAGAAGAAAAAGAAAAGATTAAAAAAAGAATAAAAAAACAAGAACAAGAAGAAAAAATAAAAAATGATAAAATAATTGAAAAACAAGAAGAAAAAGAAAAGATTAAAAACGATAAAATAATTGAAGAACAAGAAGAAAAAGAAAAGATTAAAAACGATAAAATAATTGAAGAACAAGAAGAAAAAATTAAAAATCAAAAAAAAAAAAATATACCAAAAAATGTTAAAACAAATATTTGGAATACATATATCGATGCAAATATTCCAAGACATAAATGTTTATGTTGCAAAAAAAGTATAATATTAAATACAGAATTTCATGTTGGACACGTTATTAGTGAATTTCACGGTGGAACTCTTGAAATAAATAATTTAAGACCAATATGTGCATCATGTAATTATTCTATGGGAACAATGAATATGGTTGAGTATATCGTAAAATATGGTTATTATTTATAGCAAAACTAATAAATTAAAATTATATAAAAATGGATAGATTTTATAATAAAATATCATAAAGGTGGGTAATTCATTGAAAATGTATAAAAAATAAAAAAAAATAATTGATTAATATATCATAAAATGAAAAAAATAAACATAATTCTTATTATTATTTTATGTTTCTTTTTATTATATTGCGTTTTTTTTAAACGAGAGAGCAACGAAGTATATTTTTTGGGAAACAAAGAAAATTTCACTCCAAAAATAAGAGAATATTATAATTCAACATATCGTAAGATAAAACATAAAAGTGAAATGATAAAAAATAAAATATCATTTAATCAAATAATAAAAATATTAAAAGATTATAATATTTATTAATTTTATAGAATGGATAATATATTTAAATTTGTATCAAATATAACACATTTTCTTGATACAAATATTAATACAAATAAATATTTTATAGGTATTGCAATGATTTTAATAAATATTGGTTCTAAATTTATAAGTATACAATTTAGTAAATCAACAGAAGAATATTTAAAAATGACTGTATCAAAACAATTATTGATATTTTCGATGGCATTTTTAGGAACAAGATGTGTAATAACATCTTTATTTTTAACTGCATCTTTTACAATTTTATCCGACCATCTGTTTAATGAAGAAAGTAGTCATTGTATAGTTCCCAAAAAATACAGAGTATTGGATAAAATAATAAATGTAATAGATACAAATAAAGATGGTATTGTTAGTCAAGAAGAAATAAACCATGCAATTGCAATATTAAACAAAGCTGAAAAACAAAAAATAAAAAATATTCAAGAAAAAACATTTACAAATTTTTATAATTATACAATTGATAAAAATATTTAATTTTTTTTACTTAACATATATTTATACATATATTCTTCGCAATTTGTTCCTTTTTTATTTAGTTTATATGTTTTATTGTCTTCACAAAATCCAAAATTTTTGGGACAATTTGTTCCAAGATAATCTTTTTTAAGAGTTATATTATCCCAACAACAACCAAATATTTTAATATTATTTATTTGATTATTCATTTGATTATTCATTTGATTATTCATTTGATTATTCATTTGATTATTCATTTGATTATTCATTTGATTATTTATTTGATTATTCATTTAATTATTTATAATAAATATATATTTATTATGATTAATTATTCATTCATATATAATTATAATTTAATGAATAAATACGAGTTGATTTCTAAAACTAATAAGTAAAAATAAAAATAAAAACATAATAATAACATATAAAATAATATTTTCCATTATATATTATTATAATAATAAAATATAATAATATATTAATTATTAATGGTTTATTTTTCACGTGAAACTTGTTATTTATTGAATTTTTTCAATTCAATAGAAAAAATTTACGTAAAAAAAAATAAAAATAGTATAAATACTTCAATTAATAAATTTTTAAATTTAATTTATATGAAATTAAAAAAAATAAAAGAAAAAATATATCCGGATATTGACGGTAAAATTATAAAATATTCAAATATTTTTTTTGAAAAAAATCAAATGTTTAATTATATTCCAGAAAATATAAAAAAACACATTAAATTATATTCAAAAAATATAATTTATTATTTCTTTAATAATAATAATAATAATGAGAGTTTAATAAATAAACAAATTAAAATATATTTTATAATTGAAGAAAGCGAAAAAAAAATATTGATTCAAGAATATAATAAATATGTAAAACGTATTTTATCTTGGTTTTATTTAATCAAAGATAATATAAATACTGAATGTTGTAAAACTTTAAACATTTATATATTTATGTCATCTCTTAAAAAGATGATACCCAATAATTTGGATATTTTAGATCATAAAAATGTTAATACTGGATTAACAACATCATGTCCTAAAAATGGAGAAATAATTATTTTTAGAAAAGAAGAATGGTTTAAAGTTTTTATTCATGAAACCTTTCATTCATTTGGAATTGATTTTTCTTTAAATTTGAAAAATGATAATAATTTTTATGAAAAAGAATTAACGAGAAATATTTTCAAGGTAAATTCAATTGTTCGTTTATATGAAGCATATACTGAATTTTGGGCAGAAATATTTAATATTATATTTTTTAGTTATGATATTGTTAAATATGATAAAGATAAAGATAAAGAAAATAATTTTATTAAAGTATTTCATTATTTATTAAATAATGAAATTAAATTTTCTATTTTTCAAATGATTAAAATATTAAAACATATGGATTTAACGTATGATGAATTGATTAAAACCAGTGAAATAACGAATAATAAATATAAAGAAAAAACAAATGTTATGGCATATTATATTTTAAAACTTATTTTATTATACAATTATAATTATTTTATATATTGGTGCATAAAAAATAATAATAATATCATTTATTTTGATGAAAAAAATAAAAATAAATTTTTAATTTTTATAAGTAATTATTACAATAATAATGAAATGTTAAACGATATTAAAGAGATGCAAAAAAATGTAAAAAAAATAAATAATAATGCAGATAATTATTTTTTACTAAAAACTTTACGATTAAGTATTTATGATTAACAAATTATAAAATAATTCCATAATGATGGAATCTAATAAATAAAAATAATATCATAATTATTATGATATTATTTTTTTGTAATTATGATTTTTATATAATATATTTTTATTTAAATTTGTGTATTTTTATTTATTATTAAATATTTTTAATAAATTATTAGTGATATAATTTTTAGGCAACAACAGCAACTTCTTCATCTGCAACAACAACTGGTTTAACATTCTTTGCAAAATGACAACTCATATATTTTTGAAGATTAAAATAAGTTAGTTCGTCAGTTGATGTCAACTTCAATAAAGTTCCCAACTTCTCATCTGGAAGAATTTTTCTTCCGTTATTCTTATCTTGAAGACTATTCGTGCGTATATATTCATTAATATCTCTTGTTACAGATGTTCTTGCCATTTCAGTTCCAATAGGCTTATTCAAAAAAATTGCAAGTTCATCACTAATACGTGTTGGTTTAACAAAACCACTTGGGGCTCTATTTCCTGACTTTCTCTTCTTCTTAACAGATTGTTTTTGTGCAAGTTTCAAATCCTTTTGAAACTTCTTTTCAAGTTGCTTGAAATCACTCTTTAAATTTGAAACAAGCAAACATAATTGTTGAATTTTTGTAAGAAAATCATCAGTTTGCTCTGATACAAATTCACCAACTTCTTGTTGTTCTTGTTTAATATCAACAACAACTTCTTCTTGTTGTGGAATTTCTACAGGAACTTCAACAGGTTGAACGATTTCCTTTGATTTCTTTGATGCCTTCTTTGGTTTTTCAACTGTTTTTTCAACCGGTTGAGTAACACTTGATTGTGGTTGCTCTTGTGAAGGTGTTTCAATAATTGTTTCAGTTTGCTTTTTAGTAGAACTTCTTGCCATTGTATTATAATCTATTATAATATCAAGTTTTTAAATAGTTTAAGTTGTTAAATATATATTTTATAAATTAATTGACCTGAGATTTGCGTTAAAAATATATATATTATATATTTTTTTAAAATAAATTTTTTTAAAAAATTAAAAAAAATTAAATTAATTTTTGGAAAAAATGAGTATTAAACTCCTGATGCAGACTCATATAACCAAGGAAGAGCACTTGCTGCTGAACTACTGACTAATGTTAAAGCACTTAAAACATAAAGAATACCAATTTTTTTATTTTCTCTATCAATACCAGAATAAACAAGTTTTTCAATAATATTTAAAACAATTTTTTGTAATTCAAAAATATTTATATTATTTGTAATATTTGATAATTGTAAAATAGAATTTCCAAAAGGATTTCCATTTGGGGGACAAATTAATAATTTTATATTATTTGGTATTTGAGCTCTAAAATTCCAAATATCTTCTAATTCACGAATGAATGTGATTAATTTATTTCTGTTTAAATTTAAAAACCAAGAAACATCACTATAATTTCCTAATGAATTGATATATTGAAAAATATCGAGTGCTTTAAATTCTAAAGATTTTTGAAAAGAAATATCATCATTCATATCTTTTATTTTAACGTTAATTGAAATTTTCATTATTTTTCCGAGTTTAATTAATTTATCAATATTCGAAATAATTGTTAAGGGTATAATATTACGATTATATGGATTTTTAATTTCATTATTCATAATATATGAATAATTTTTTTTAGTGTATATTAAATTATAAATAGATAATATATCAAAACCATAAATAAAATTATCAATATCTTTATAACTGAAAAATTGTTGAATTTCAATATCATTTATATTTTCAAAAGTTAAAAAATCATTTTTATTATTGCATAATAATCTGTTCCAAAGTCCAGGACCTCTTAATTTATTTAAACTTCTTTGAAAAAATCCTCTAACTATTTTTTGTATTTTAGTAATAAAATGAGAATAATAAATAAAATAAAAAATACGATTTAATAATTGTTTTTTTGTTCCGCTTGTTTTTAATTTATAATGTTTAATAAAATATTTTAATTGACTAACATTATAATTATATTTAAATAAAATTTCAATATTTTTATAATTTGGAATAATTAACAAATCATTTTGTATTGTTGTTTTAATTTTTTGTTGAAAATTATTTTTAAAATTATTTAATGCTTCGTTATTATTATTTTCAATATCAAAATATTGATTGACATTTTCAATTAGATTATTTTGTATTTCTTCGTTGATATTTTCATCATTTGGTAATAAAAATATATTATTTTCAAATAATGACATTGATTATATAATATATAGTAATATCTTTTTTAATAATATTAATATTAAATAATATAAATATTTTAATAAAAAAAATATTTTTTAAACCTAAAAGACTTGATTTTTATTTGTTTTTAGTATTAAAAAAAAAATGATTTAAAGATAGAGCATTAAAATATATCATATATAAACAATAATAAAATGAATACTGATAACTCAAACTCAATTAAATGCGGTTCAACATTTACATTTGAAAATATTAAATACGCAACACCAAAAATTAATAATTTAGGCGGAAAGAATGTAAAAATATTAGATGCTGAAACAAATGAATGGTTAATTATTTCAACACCTTTAATGTTATCTTTTGGGGTTGGTGATTATGTCGACCCACAAACAGGTGTAGGTAATGGTAAATATGAATTATCTCAATTATTTCCTAATACTGAATATGCAACAGAAGAAACAACAGCATTTTTAGAAAATTTGAAAAATTTTGAAAATAAAATTATTAGGGATGCATTATCGAATTCAAAAGAATGGTTTGGTAAAGTTCATAAAAATGTTGATGTTGTTGAAGCATTATGGACTCCAATGTTGAAATACAGCAAAAAACCAAACACACCACCATATATTCGTTCAAAAGTTCCATATTATGACAATAATTGGAAATGTGAAGTATATAGTGAAGATGAAGAAATATTATTTCCAAATCCCGAGAATGATAAAATTACACCATTAGATATATTTCCTTCAAAGAAAAAATGTAATATTGCAACAGTTTTAGTATGTGGTGGTATTTGGTTTACAAATGGAAAATTTACGGTAACTTGGGAAATGTCTCAAGCAATTACTCAAAAACCAAGAGAACGTGTATTAGGTCAAAAAAAATGTTTAATTCATTTAAACAAAAATGATAAAGAAAAATTAAAAAAGGATAATTTTGAAGAATTAGAAGAAGAAATTGCATTACCAATTAAAAAACAAATAGAAATAGAGGTAAGTGATAATGAAGAAGAAGATATAGTTGATAAAGAAGAAAAAATTCAAGATTCTTCATTAGCAACAGAAGAATTATCAGTAACAAGCGATAAAAAAAAGAAAATTTATAAAAAGAAAAATCCTTAAAATATAACTTATAGTAAGAATTAATAATATCGAAAGCAAATCATAAATAAAAATATTAATAAAAATATTAATATGTTTAAATTAAATTGAATTAAATGTTTTGATTAATATGTATGTTTTGATTAATATAATTTTGAGAATAAAAAATATATGATAATTTATATATTTTTTATTCAATGATATTCAAAATATTTTTATTCAAATAAAAAGGTAATATAAATAATAATATCACTTCTATCACTTTTACCGATTTTATTTGTTTCATTTAAATTAAATATACAATTGTTTTTTTTTAAAATTCCTTCATTTTTAAATATATATATTTGTTTTTTTTTTATATAAAGTTCTTGTGTTGGAATATTAAAACTTTTTTTATGGTGATCATCGTGATTGATGAAAATTTCTAAATATTCTTTATCAAATATATCAATATTAAAAAGATAAGAAAAATAATATGTTAAATTATTTTCTTCATCAATTGATATATTATTTTCTATTTCTGGAATACAAATAACATTGATTTCATTATTATTATCTTTTTCAAATGTTAATTCATTAAACCATAATGGAACGTAATAAATAATATTATCAATTGATAATTTATATATATTATCATTTAATAAATCATTTAAAGTGGGATTTAAAATATAAATTTCGGTTTCGTATTTTTTTTTAATTATTTCAAAAATATTATTTAATAATTCATTATCTAATGAAAGAATAGATTGATAACTATATAAAAATTGATATAATAATAAAATAGTTGATTTATCAAATTTATCTAAAAATTGTAAAGATATATTTTTACAATTATTGATGATAATATTTTCAATTTCTTGTGAATATTTTATGTTAATATTATCCAACATAAGAATTATAAAATTTTTTAATAAATCAATATATAAACTCACATTATTATTTGTTTGTTTTTGTGCTTCACATTCAATTTTATCTTCATAATAAAATGGTTTTAAATATTCATAAGCTTCTTGAATATTTTGGAATTTATTAGTTGTTTCAGTAAAACATTTATTTTTATCTGGGTGAAACTTTAATGCTAATTTATGATATTGTTTTTTAATGATAATAAAATTAAGAGAAATATTATTATAGTTTGTTAATTCTAATTCTTGAATAGCTTTTTCATAATTCATTATCTTCTAATAAATGATTTATTATTCTTTTAAATCTTTAATAATTTTAATTAAATTATAAAAATAAAGTTCTGTATGATATATTGGTCGATAGTTATTATTATAATATTTAAAAAATGTATATGTTTTAATTAATATTTCAGTTAATTGAAAAGATGTAATTTTATTTTTTTCAAATAATAAAGTAATAATTTTGAAAATACATTCTTGAATATTTAAATTATAAACAAAAATATCATAAATTAATTCTCTCATTTTTGAAAATTTTGTATCATTCATTATTTCATTCACTATTTTATTTGAGATTAAATCATAATGTTTAACGGGATTATCTAAATTACAAAATAAATTTTTTATATTATTTATTTTTTCATACTTTGTATAATCTTTTTGTTTTATTGTTGTTGGCGTTAATGACGGTAATGAGAATGATGTTTTTTGCGTTGGAAAATTTAAAATATTATTATATGAAGTTAATGTTGGACGTGGAAAATGAATAATATTACAACAATTTAAAATATTATCAGGAATAAAAGATAAATTTTCAGTAATGAGAATAAAAACAATATTTACATTAGATGTCCCTGTCATTATATTTTTATTTGTTTGCATATAACTATAAAAATTTTCTAATAATTCAATTTGAATTTCATTAAAATATTTACATAAAATAATACCATTTTTTTCAGGTTTTAAAGATACAATATCAACAATATGATTGTATATTTCGTGCCATAATAATTTTGAATTACAACCTAAAATAGACATGTCTATTTCATAATGAATATCACTAATTTTAAAAAAAAATTCTTGTTTATTAAAATTAATATTAATTTTTTTTTCATATTTTAATTCGCTCAAACTAAATTTTTTTATTAAAACCAAAGAAGAAGTATATTTACCAACTCCACTTGATCCATACAATATAATATTTTTTAATTCAAGTATATTATTTGTTATTTTATTATTTATTATATCCATAATTTTTGGATGTAATGATTTTCGTTTATTTGAAATTAAATAATCATCATAATGTGTTTCACAAAACTTTATCATTAATAACATTAAGAATAATTATTTAATATTAAATATTTTTTATTAAATAATAAACTAACGAAGTATTAAAACAAAACTTATAATTACCAAATAAATAACGAAGTATTAAAATAATAACGAAGTATTAAAATAATATAAAAATTATTTTTAATTTTTTAAAAGAATGAATATAATAATTCCAATGGATTTTTTTAATGAAGACCATTTATTTTTTTTCGAAAAAATAAAAAACAATATCATATCAAATGGATTTTTTATTAAAATAATTTTTTCAACGTCATTTTATAGTTTAAATGTTATATTAATTGATATTCCATTATTTAATATAAAAGTAATCCATAAAAACAATAAAAGTAAATATTATTTTGATATTTTATTAAATGAAAAAAGAATTGAAAAAATAAAAAATATTGAATATAATATTTTAAAAAAAGCAAATATAAATGAAAAAATACCAAATTATAAAATAAATGAAATTTTAAATAATGGTATTATTACTATTTTTAATTCTTATGAAATGGACGAAAAAACGAATGAAGACATTAACAAATCTCGTGATTTTACAGGTGAACATAAAAATTATTATAAATCAATAAATATTATATTGAAAATATCTGGAATATGGATATCGGATAATAATTTTGGATTATCTTATAAATTTAACCGTCTGTTATAAAATTTTTTAATATTATCATTTCAGTTATATTTAAAATAAAAGATAATGTGATTAAAAACAAAAAAGTATAAAAATTTGAATTATTAATTATAAAAGTTTTATTTTCTAAATTGATAGAAATAATAACTATATATAACAATAAACAAATTAATATTATATTTGAAATTGATAATGAAGTATAACTTTTAGGTATCTTATTTTCACTTATATTATTTCTATAAATAGCTGTAATGTAAATATTATAAGAAATTGAGAACATTAAAAAAAAACAAGCTATTATAACTTTTAAATTAAAAGGTTTAAAAAATAAAAAAACAGATAAAATTAAACCCAATAAAATAAATGAATAAGAAGTCCATAACATTTCTAATTTGTTTATTAAAATATAAATAATTAATAAGACAATACCAGTATACAATAAAGATACTAATAATTGAAATAAATCATAAACCATAATATAATATGATAATAATATATTTATCATTTTCATTTATTTTTTAAAAATAAATGAAATTACAAATAATCAAAACAAAGAATATTTATTTTAATAAATTACCATTAAATGTAAAAATATTTGGATTTAATGAAAAATGTCCGTATTCAATTCTATTTATATTGCTTTCTAAAAGACAAATCGCATTAGGATTTTTAGATAAATAAACCCAATCTATTTTATTTTGATTAGTTTCCAAAATATGTATTGCATTATGGTTTTTTGATAAATATCCAAAATCAATTTTATCATAATTAGATTCTAATAATTCAATAGCATTTATATTAACTGATAGATTATTCCAATCTATTTTATTTTGATTTTCTTCTAAAAGATGTATTGCATTTGGATTAAGAGATAAATTATTCCAATTTATCTTATCCAGATTCTCTTCCAAAAGATGTATAGCATTTGGATTGAGAGACAAGTAATTCCAATTTATTTCATTAAAATTATCTTCAAGTAATTGTATTGCATTTGGATTGAGGGAAAGATTTCTCCAAACTATTTTATCTATATTAGTTTCCAATAATTCAATAGCATTTGGATTTTTAGATAAATTACTCCAAATTATATTTTTTTGGTTTGCTTCTAAAAGATGTATCGCATTTGGATTTTTAGATAAATTATACCAACTAATTTTATTTTGATTTTTTTCTAATAATTCAATTGCAGATGGATTTTGGGATAAATCAAACCAATTAATATAATGTTGGTTTTCTTCATTTTCTAAAAAGTCAATTGCGTTAATGTTTAAAGATAAATAAATAAAATTTATTTTATCCATATTAATCCAAGAAAGAAATTCCATAGTTATTTTAAATTATTATGATTATGAATAATTTTAAGGTTATTAATTATTTCATTTTTTTAAAATAATTAATTAAATGTTAAATGTTAAAAATAAAAAATAAATAAAATATAACAGATATGAATAATTTTAGTTCACATCCATTAATTACAAATTCTCAACAATATGTTTTTCAAAAAAAATTTATTTCCATACATTCAGAAGATAGAGATATATTAAAATATCCAATATCATCATCATTTGAAATAGAATTACCGCAAGATTATTTAAACGTCCAATCTATAAAATTAAGTAGTTGGTCTTTTCCTTCAAATTATTATGTTTTTTCGGGAGAAAAATATAATACATTTTTTGTATTTTCTATTTCAGACCCTTATAATCCATATATAAATAATAATTCAAATTCTTTACAAGAAGCTATATTTTCAGGATTTAATACCTATATATTAAGTGAATTTGTTTGTTTTATTGAAGAAGGTTCATATACACCCAAACAATTAGCAAATGAATTAACAAATAAAATGAATTATACCGTTTCGAAATATTTAATAAATTATTTAACAGAATTTTTTCCTTCTTTATTACAATCTTTTTATGATCAAGGATGTTATAGTGATTTTGTAGTAGTTTATAATGAAGTTTCAATGAAATTGTGGTTTGGAAATAAAAATAGTGGTTTTAAAATAAATAATGATAGTGTTGTTTATTCAAATAGTAAATTAATGAAAAATGCAGATTGTTATAATGCACGAAGTATTGATAAATATATTAATTGGGGACTTCCTTGGTTTTTAGGTTTTACATATTGTAATTATGAATCAGAAACACCAACAGAAAGTATTTACGATGGGGATGGAAATATTATTTATCTCAATCTTCCGAGATTTAATTATGGGAATGCTTTAAATAGCGATGATGGATATTGGTTATTGCCAACATTAACAGGTGCAAATGTTTATTTTATAGAATCACCTGATAAAATAAATATAAGAGGTTTAGAATATTTTTATATGCAAATTAATGGATTAAATAATATTGATACAACAATTCCATATAATATAAGTAATTTTACAAATACAACAAATCAAACAAACGGAGTTGTAAATAATGCTTTTGCAAAAATACCAATCAATTCTTTTCCTCTTAATCAATGTTTTGATGATTCGCAATTTCCACATAAATATTTTAATCCACCAGCAGAAAGAATTAGAAAAATATTTATTAATTTAGTATATCATGATGGAATGCCTGTTTTTTTTGGGAATGCTGATTTTAGTTTTACACTTGAATTGGGTTTATTAACACCACAAAATAAACTTGAATATGATTTAGTTGTCCCTGAATGCACAAAATATTTTAATTAATATTATATTTTTCATATATCCAATTTTGAATATTTTTCAAATCACAAGCTATAATATTTTCTTTAAAACCATTTAATTTATAAAATTTTGGTATTTTCATTGTTTTTTTTTTAAAAAAAATATAGTTTCCAAATTTACCATTTCGAATACTTATATTTTCACTTATTTGTCTTATAAATTTTTTTTCTTTTTCATTTTCATTCTCATTCTCATTCTCATTTTTTTGTAATATATCAATAACCTCATTATAACTTATGTTTTCTAATGGACGATTACCAAAACAAGAAAGCGGTTTTTTATTATTTCCATAAACAACATATATTCCATATTTTCCTTTTTTCAAAATTAATTCTTCATCATTATAAAATCCTATATTTAATGATGTTATATTTGTTTTTTCAATTATATCATTTATATTACCATTTTCAATTTTTGTTATATCAAGTTCTTTGCGAACAGAAATAAAAATAACTTTTCCATCATCCTCTGTTTTTTTAACAACTGGACCATTTTTACCAATAATAAATGAATGTTTATCATCAATTTGAATACTCGATTTTTTATACTTTGTTATTTCAATAGTTTTCAATAATTCTTCATTACATAAAAAACATATTTCTTCCTTTTTTTTTTTACCTTTTTCAATTTCATCTAAAAAAAATTCCATATGTTTAGTATATTCATAATTAAATAAATTATCATAATTTGTTATTAAAAATTCAATAACAATATTTCCTAATGGTGTAATGATTAATTTATTTTTTTCATTCCCAAAAATCTTTATTATTTTTTTTTCTTCTAATTCATTTTTTTGTAATATCAATGATACACATTCTTTTTCATATCCATTTATATTTTCTTTAACAACATATTTTCTTTCTTGTATTTTATCAACCAACATTGAATATGTTGAAGGTCTTCCAATTCCAAATTCTTCTAATTTTTTTATTAATTTTGCTTCATTATAGTGAGATTTAATTTCTTTTTTATTTTCTTCTGATATGATTTTAATATAATCAACACTAATATAATCATTTCTTTTTTGTTTAATTTGTTGCATTTCTCTTAAAGAAATAAAAAAGTCATATTCTTTTGATGCTAAGATTTCTTTTTTTTTATCAAATTTTTTCCAACCTTCATAAATTATTTTTGTTGTGTTATATTTAAAATTATTTTTTTGAAAACCAATAATTTTTATATTTATGTCATTATATTTAGAATCATCCATACAACTTTGTATTGAATTTCTCCATATAATATTATAAATTTTCATTGTTTTAATACTTAAATTTTTAAAATCTTGAATATCATTATCATTTTCAATTTTTCCTTCTTTTAAACTATATTCATTTAAAAATATATTTGTTGGTCTTATTGCTTCATGATTTGTTTCTTCTTCGCCAAAAAAATCTTGAGATTTTTGTATACTTTGTGAGTCTTGTTCTTTTTGTTGTTTATTTAATGAAGAAATATTAATATTATTAATTTTATTTTCATCGCTTGAAATTTTTAAATTCCATTTTATTTTTAAATAATTATCGACACTTTTAATAAACTCATTTGAATATTTTTTTGTATTTGTTCTCATATATGTAATAAATCCCTTTTCATATAATTCTTGACATATTTTCATTGTTTCTTTTGGTGATAATTGTAATTCATTATTTATATATTGTTGAATTGTTGAAGTAATAAAAGGTTCAGGCGATGAACTTATTTTTATTTTAGGTTCATTTATTATCATTTTATGATCATGACTAACACTTCCTTTTAAAAAAAAATCAATATCTTCATGTAATTCAAAATCTTTGTCTAATTCAAAAGGCACACATAATTTTGTAAAATATCCTGTTGTTTTATAATAAGAAATACCATTATTATTTTTTAATTCTAAAAAATTATCATAAATTATTTTTAAAGCAGGAGTTTGACACCTTCCTGCACTTAAAGGATTTTTTGATTTACAAGATATATTTTTCCATAATATTGGAGAAATTGTAAAACCTATTAATATATCTAATATTTGTCTCGTTTGTTGTGAAAAAACAATATTCATATTAATAAATCTTGGATTTTTAATTGAATTTTGTATTGCTGAATATGTTATTTCATTAAATGTTATTCTTTTTGTTGATTCAATTGGAAGATTAAAAACTTCACATATATGCCAAGCAATAGCTTCTCCTTCATTATCATTATCAGTTCCTAAAATAATATCAACTGATTTATTTATTTCTTTTTGTATATTTTTAATTATTTGTTTTTTTTCTTCAATTATTTCATAATTTGTTTTAAAATCATTTTGTATATCAATATTTTTTATTGTTTTTATTTCACGAATATGCCCGAACGAAGCAATAACTTTGTAATCTTCTCCTAAATATTCTTCTATTTTTTTACATTTACTTGGACTTTCAACAATAACTAAAATCATTATATTATAATTAATAATATAATGATTTTTTATTTATAATGATTTTTATTTATCTTTTTTTTAAAATTTTGAGATTTTGAGATTTTGTAAGTATCGTTTTTTATTTAATTTTAATGAGTTTTTTTATATGTTTTCCAATTTATATCTATTCCCTTATTTTCTATTTCTTTATCACTCGGATAAAGTTCATCTAATTTTTTAGATTTTCTTAATGCTGAATCAACATATATTTCTTTTAATAATTTTCCAACTTTAAATGAACCTTCGTGTTGGTCTATTTTTTCTTCTTCAATATTTTTTAGAACATCTAAAAATTGAAAAAGAATATCAATATTTAATTCATCTTTTCTTAAACGATTATAAATATCATTATAATAAGTGTTTAAAAAAGAACATTCAACCATTCCCTCTAAATTTATTTTTTCATCATCATCAATATATTGTGCTTTTAATTCAATAAATTTATTGATTTCATATCTTAAAATATCACTATGTTTTAATTGTCTTATTAAATTAGTTTGGTCTGTTGTTCCGTTAACTGAAATCATTTTTTGTAATTCTAATCTTTCATCAATATTCATATTAAAATATATATTATATATTTTTTTAATATATTTTTAATTTTTGTTATAATTATTGAATAATAAATTATTTTATTTTTATTCTATCATTAAAATTTATTTATTTTGTTATATTATATGTCTACTTCAACATTGAAAGTAAATCCTTATGTTTTACCCGCAAGTGCCGGAAATCCACAACTTTCGGCAATGAATGCAACAAAAATAAATTCAGTAAATCAAAATAGCATGGTTAATACAATTGGTGGAAAAAGAAAACAAAAAAAAAGGAAACAAACTTTAAAAAAAGGTGGTAGTTCTTCTATTGTTGTTCCAACAATATCAAATAACGGCGTTAAACCATTAGTTCCAGATGTATCATCTCAATCAACAGTTACAAAATTAACTTCGTTAAGTGTAAATAATCAAAATAATGCTTTAAATGATTCTAAAATTACAACTGGAGGATTTTTTAGTTGCAAATCTAAAAAATCTAAATCTAAATCTAAAAAATCTAAATCTAAAAAATCTAAATCTAAAAAATCCAAAAAATCTAAAAAATAATAAGAGTAAAAAAATATAAAATATAAAATATTCTTTTTTAAAAGAATATCATTTTCAAAAATAAAAAATATTAGAATAATAATAAAATAATATTATATTAGAAAAAAATGCCAAAAATGACACATTATTGGAATTTTTTATTATTAAATTTATTATTTTTATCACAATTAATTCTTATTTATTATTGGTTTATGTTAGCAGATATTAAAAAAAATTGGAATGAATATAGATGTAATCCTTTATTTATGCCTTTTGCTGATAATATTGAAGAAAATTTTACTTATTGCGTGCAAAATATGCAAATGAATTATATGAGTTATATTTTACAACCTTTGAATTATATATCATCCACATTAGTTGATATTGGGAATAATTTTAATGTTGATATTAGTGGAATAAGAAATATGATTAGTGTTATTCGTGATTTTATAACAAATATTATTGAAAGTATTTTTGGTGTATTTATGAATTTGATAATAGAAATACAAAAAATGACATTAAGTATCAAAGATTTAGTTGGAAAAATAATTGGTGTAATTACTGTTTTAATGTATGTTTTATCTGGAAGTTTACAAACAATGGAAAGTTTATGGAACGGTCCACCCGGTCAAATGGTTAAAGCATTAGGAAAAGGTTGTTTTCATCCAACAACCAAATTAAAAATGATAAATGGAGATTTAAAAGAAATTCAAAATTTAATAATTGGTGATATTTTAAAAGATGGTTCAATTATTGATGGTATTATTAAATTAAAAAATAGGTCAAAAGAAGAATTTTATGAATTAATGGGTGAAGAAGAGGAAAATGAAAAAAATAAAATATATATAACTGGAGAACATTTTATTCAATGGAATAAAAAATTTATTAAAATGAAAAATTATGATTTGGAATTACAAAAAAATAATAATAATAGCGAAGAAATTATAAAAATAAATACAGAAAAATATAGTGATATTCTTTATAATTTGATAACAAATACGCATATAATAAATATTGGAAATTATATATTTTGGGATTGGGAAGATGATGAACTTATTAATCAATAAATTAAAGTATTTTAAAACTTATTAAATATATTTTTACATTTAACTTATTATAATTTTATGGAATATAATAAAGCAAAAATAATTTCATATTCAAATGCAATTGATGATAATAAAAATTTATCCATTATAGAACAAATCGCATTTTGTGCAAGAGTTTCTAATCCTGAAAATCAAAATAATCACGAAACAAGTGAAAAATTATGTAATTATTTAATTAATAATCATCACTGGTCTCCTTTTGAAATGTGTAATATTGTTATTGAAATACAAACAACTCGTGATATTAGTCGTCAAATTATTCGTCATCGTAGTTTTTCATTTCAAGAATTTTCACAAAGATATGCTTTTGTTTCCGATTTTACAACTCGTGAATGTCGTTTTCAGGATAAAAAAAATCGTCAAATGAGTATTTCAATTGATGATCGTGAAAAAAATGATGAAGAAATTAAAATAAGTGAAGAGTTTGAAAAATTACAAAATGATTTAATAAATATTGAAAAAAATTATTATGATTTTTGTAATATAAATAATATCGCAAAAGAACAGTCAAGAGTTATTTTAAGTGAAGGTCTTACTTTAACTAAACTGTATATAAACGGAACAATAAGAAGTTGGATACATTATTTAAAAATTAGATGTGATATTAATACCACTCAACGAGAACATTATGATTTAGCTATGAAAATAAAAAATGAAATATCAACTATTTTTCCTTTGTTAAATGAAATTATTTAAAAATATAAATAATAAATATGATTTAACTTTACGGAGTAAAAAAAATTAGATATTTATCTGTTTTAACCGTTTTAATAAATATTTTTTATTATAATTATTTTGTATTATACTAATATATGATTATGGTAAAGGAAACAAATGAAACAATTCAAAAATTATCTAAAATATATAATAATTTATCGTATTATGATATTTATTCAACATCATTATTAATTTTTATTTTATTGACTGTTTTATTAACAATTTTTCATTTTTATTTTGTTGTTATGATAAATTCAAATGAAATAAAAAAAAATTGGAATGAAAATCGTTGTAAACCTCAAAATATATTATTTGCAGGATTTATAAATAAACCAACCGATAAAAGTATTTTTGAATTTACTAGTGAAAATTTTAATTATTGTATTCAAAATATATTAAGTTCTGTGTCAAGTTATGCTTTACAACCTTTTAATTATATATTTAATATATTTGTTGATATTTTTAATGAAATTAATGATGCGATACAAGCTATTCGAAATATGATATCAAACATAAGGTCAAATGTAAAAAATATTATTATGGAAATAATGAATAGATTATTAAATATTATTACACCAATTCAAACGATGATGATTGCTTTAAATGATACATTTGGAAAAGTTCAAGGAATATTAACTGCAAGTTTAATGGCAAGTTTGACAGCTTATTTTGCTTTACAATCATTGATGGGTGCTATTATTCAATTTATTGTTATGATTTTAATTGCTATGTCAATTGTTATATTATCTTTATGGTTGGGATTATTTACTTGGCCTGCTGCCGTATCAATGACTGCAATATTTGTTGCAATATCAATACCTTTAACAATAATTGTTGTATTTATGACACAAATGTTGCATATCCATACAAAATCAGTTCCAAAAGTTCCACACGGTAGTAAACCAAAATGTTTTGATGAAAATACAATTTTTGAATTAAAAAATGGAAAAATAAAAAAAATAAAAGATTTAGAATTATATGATGAATTGATTAACAATTCAAAAATAACAGCAATAATAAAATTAAATTCAAATAATGAAACCATGTATAATTTAAATGATATTATTTTAAGTGGGTCTCATCCTGTTTTGTATGCTGATAATTGGATACTTGTAAAAAATCATCCATTAAGTGAAAAAATTGTAAATTATAATAATCCTTTTTTATATTCAATCAATACTGATACAAAAATTATTGAAATAAATAATTGTATTTTAAGTGATTGGGATGAAATTTATAATCATTATGATGATGTTTTAAATATTTTGAAACAAAATAATATTTGGGATTTAAAAGATATTCATTTATATATTGATAAAGGTTTTCACGAAAAAATTAATATTCAACTTTGGGATAAAACATTTAAAAAAATAAATGCAATAAATATTGGTGAAAAATTAATAAATGGTGAAATTGTTTATGGAGTTGTAAAATTAAAAAATATTGAATGTTTTTCAACAAACTATAAAAATAAAATATTATATAATTTATTGACAGATAAAGGAACTTTTTTTATTAATAATGAATTAATTTTTGACTATAATAATTGTTTAAATTTTGAATAATTTTATTTGATTATTCAAATTAAAATATAATCTATGAAATATGTATATATGCAAAATTTTCTAATAATGTTTGGAAAACGAAAAGTTAATATAATTTTACTTATTTTTTCTTTTATTGTTTTATTTATTTTAATGTGCCATTTATTTTGTGGATGTTCTAAAATGTCTTTTTTAGAAACTTTTGAAACAGTTACAGGAAAAAAAATAGACGTAAAAATTAAAAATAATGATGAAACAACAAATGATTCAAAAGAAAAAAATAATATGATAATGAAAAATAAAAATAATATAGTAAAAAAAGAAGGTTTTATTGGTTTAAATAAAAATTATATGAATACAGGTGAAGTATATGCTTCTTATCCCTTAAATACATTAAATACTAATAATTGGATGAATCCTACATTAACTCCCGGTAATGCTGAACTAAATAAATTAAATTCATATAAAAATACACCTCTTCCATTACAAAATGATAGTATGTTTATATTTTCTCAAACTGAATTTAAACCCGATTGTTGTAAATATGGAGAAACTTATTCAAATTCTATGGGTTGTGCTTGTATGAATGTAGATAGTGTAAAATATTTATGGCAACGCGGAGGAAATAATGTTCCATTAATTCAAGGTTCAAGTATTTAATTTTTTTATTCTACTTTAATAAATAAAAATTATTATTCTCTGTTTTTTCATCTAATTGTTGATTTAAGAATTCCATTATTTTGTGTAATATTTTAATATTATTTTCTTGAATTTTATTCTTCCATCTGTTTAATTCTTTGGGTATAAATGAAAAAGTTATTATATTTTCATTTATTATTTCATTTATAATATGACAAAAATTAATTCCATAAAATAAATACATATAATATTTATTATTGTTTTCATTTTCATCATCATTTTGCGTTTGTTCCATATGATTTTGTTCTTCTTGATCAATATAAATCATTATGCCATATTTATAACTATTTAATATTTTTAAAGTTATGTCTTCATTTTTTTCAAATATAGCAAATAACGATTTAATATAATCAATTTCAATATTATTTTCTTCGTTATTTTGAAACATTTTTATTTAAAACTTTTTATAATTAAATCATAATTACAATACTTTTTTAAAATCATTTTTATTTATTATTAATTAATTAATTAATAATAAAAGCTTTACAAAATTATAACAAAGTAAAAAAAATATTTTTATTTATTTATTTTTATTTATTTATTTTTATTTATTTTTATTTATTTATTTTTGTTTATTTTTAATTAATTAATTGAATGGAAGAATTGTTATCATTAAACATACATTGATTTAAAACTTTCATTTGTATTATTTGATATTTTTAATAAATTATCAATCATATCTTTTGTAATATGACACGGGAATTCTACTTTTATTTTTATATCATTTGCAAATAAATTTGTATTAGGTTTCATTAAACGAAACAAATTAATTTTTGAATAAATAATTTCTAAACAACGTTTAATATTACGAACACCTTTTTCATTTGATGTATAATTTTCAATAATATAATATAAAACATCATCATTAATATGTAAATCTTGAATTGTAAATTTGATTTGTTCCCGAATTTTAGGTAAAAGATAATCCTTTGAAATAATAATTTTTTCTTTATTTGAATATCCATTTGTTTTTATTTTATACATTCTATCCAATAAAATTGGACTTATTTTACTTTCATCATTATAACTAAATATAAATAAACATCTACTTAAATCAAAATTGATTTCTGAAAAATATTTATCGTGAAATTGATTATTTTGAGTTGTATCCGTTAAATGAACCAATATATTCAATATTTCTTCACCTTTTGGTGTATCACTAATTTTATCTAATTCATCAAAATAAATAACAGGATTCATACAACGACTTTCAATTAATATTTGAACTATTTTTCCCCACGTGCTTCCTTCATAAGTATAACCATGACCTTCTAAAAATGAACTGTCTGTTGCACCACCTAATGCTATAAAAGCAAAGGGACGATTTAATATTTTACTTACTCCATCTTTTAATAAAGTTGTTTTCCCAGAACCTGGAACTCCATGAATTGCAACAGAAGTTCCAATTGCAGAAGGATTTGTTATTAATTGTCCCAATAATTGCATAATTTGTATTTTTGCGTCATTTAAACCATAAACAGCTAAATCAAGAGTTTTTTTTGCAGTTTCCATAAATTCATGGCATTTATCAATTCCTTTATCAATATTCATATCTAAATGTTGAAATTTCCCAAATGGAATTCTCATAAATGTATCAACCCAATTTTTATTTTTATAATATTCATTTGAATATGAATCCATATATTTTAATAGACTAATTTTTTTAAGAGCAATATTTTTATATTCTGTTGGAATATCACTTTCTAATAATAATATACGATATGGTTTTTCTATTCTTGATATTTCATTTATTTTTCTTATTTCTTTAATTATTTTTTTTTGATTTTCAATATCTAATTTTTTAAAATATTTATTGTCATTTAATGTATTTTTATCTTTTATTATTTTTTTAAATATTCTTGTATTTCTTTCTTGTTCTTTTTTAATTTTTTTGTCCTTTTTTTTATCTATTTTTGTCAATTTATTTTTACAATAATCAATACATTCATTTAATATATTTTTATTTTCAATATTTAAAATATTGTTATCATCAATGTCTTTTAATATTTTAATAATTTCATTTGATGGTTGTTGTTCTGGTTCTGGTTGTGGTTTTAATATTATTTTATTTTTTTTTATTTTGTAATTGTCATTATTATTATTATTTTCACTTTTATACTTCGTTATAATTTGTTCTTTATTTTTAACACTTTCATCTTCACCTTTATCTTCATCTTCATCACTTTCATCACTTTCATCACTTTCATCACTTTCATCACTTGAAATATCATCATCTTCATTTTCTGTTTCACTGTCATTTTCTTCATCTTCCCAATCACTGTCATTTTCACTGTCATAATCATCATCAATTTGTAATATTATATTTATATTTTCATTTTGAATTTTCTTTTTTTTATCTGTTTTTTCCTTTTCTTCTTTTTTATTTTTTATTGATTTTTCTTCTTTTTTATTTTTTATTGATTTTTCTTCTTTTGTATTCTTTTTTAATTTTTCTTCTTTTTTATTCTTTATTATTTTTTCTTCTTTTTTATTCTTTTTTAATTTTTCTTCACATAAAAAATCCCGAGATTTTTTTAAGTTTTCTTTTTCATTTTTTATTATTTTTTTTATTTTTTCTCCTGATTCAACTTTTTTATCAATAAATTTAGATGGAAACATTTTTTGTAATAATTTTCTATATTTTAAAATATCTTCACTTTCATCATTATCATCACTTTCATCATCACTTTCACAAGTTTCACTTTCGCAAGTTTCACTTTCGCAAGTTTCACTTTCATCATCATCACTTTCGTCATCATCACTTTCATCACTTTCATCATCATCACTTTCACAACTTTCATGATCATCTAAATAAAAATCATCATTATTCGATTTTTTATTTATATTTTTTTCTTGTTTTTTTTGATTAATCATTTTTTTAGATTTAAATAAATTTTTATTATTTTTTTTAATTTCGTTAAACATTTTTTATATTATATTTGTTCTTAATTTTTTTAAATCAATTTTATTTTTTAATTATAAATAAAAATGAAATAAAATAATATAAATATTATTATTAATATATAACAACAATGTTCAAAAATAAATCAATTAATGAAATTAATTTTTCAAAAATTATCGCTATTCAATTTAGTATTTTATCACCTGAAGAAATAATAAATGGGTCAGTTGCAAAAATTACATCAAGAGAAACAAAACCTGTCATTGGTGGAATATTTGACCCAAGAATGGGTGTTCTTGATAGAGGAATGACTTGTCCAACAGATGGATTAGATAATATACAAACACCAGGATATTTTGGTCATATACAATTAGCAAGACCTGTATTTTATATACAATATTTAAATATAGTTATTAATGTTCTTCGTTGTATATGTTTCAAATGTAGTAAATTAAAATTAAGTAAAGAAAAACATAAACATATTTTAAATTGGACTGCCGAAGAACGTTGGAAATATATATTTGCTTTATCAAATAAAATAAATAGATGTGGTGAAGATAATGAAAATGGTTGTGGTTGTTTACAACCATTCAAAATAAAAAAAGAAGGATTAGCAACAATTATTGCTGAATGGAAAAATACATCACCCAATAAAGAAGATGAAATACAGAATATATTAATAAAGGTAACTCCTGAAATGTTTATAAAAATATTTAAAAGAATAACAGATGAAGATGTTTCTTTTATGGGATTTAGTCCCATATGGTCTCGTCCCGATTGGATGATATGTCAAGTTTTATCTGTTCCACCACCTGCCGTAAGACCTTCAGTAAAACATGATTCACAACAAAAAAGTGAAGATGATTTAACGCATATATTAATAAATATAATCAAATCAAATAAAACATTACAAGATAAAATTAATAATAATGCACCCGCAAATATTATTGATGATTGGACGACAGTCGTTCAATATTATATTGCAACAATGGTTGATAATAAAATTCCAGGAGTGGCTGCTGTAGCTCAAAGGTCTGGAAGACCCCTTAAATCAATTAAAGAACGTTTAAATGGTAAAGGCGGAAGAATGAGAGGAAATTTAATGGCGAAACGTGTTGATTATAGTGCTCGTTCAGTAATTACAGCAGATTCAAATATTTCAATAAAAGAATTAGGTATTCCAATGAAAATAGCCAAAAATATTACAAAACCAGTGATTGTTAATTCTCATAATAAAAATTATTTAACTAAATTAGTTCAAAATGGTCCTGACATTTATCCTGGTGCAAAAATACTTGAAAGAAAAAATGGAGAATCAATTACACTTCGTTATGTTGATAGAAATTCAATTATTTTAGAAGATGGAGATAAAGTTCACCGCCATATGATGGACGGAGACCCAGTTATATTTAATAGACAACCTACACTCCATAGAATGAGTATGCAATGTCATATTGCGAGAGTTATGGAAATAGGAGATACTTTTCGTTTAAATGTTGCTGTAACAAAACCATACAATGCTGATTTTGATGGTGATGAAATGAATTTACATATGCCCCAAGATGTTGAAAGTGATGCAGAATTATTAAATTTGGCTGCTGTTCCATTTAATATTATAAGTCCAGCAAATAATTCACCCATTATTGGAATATTTCAAGATTCAATGTTAGGAAGTTATTTATTTACTCGCAAAAATATTAATTTCAATAAAGAAACTGCAATGAATTTATTAATGAGTGTAAACAATGTTGATACAAATATTTTTAAAAATAAACAACAAGTAAGTAATTTTGATTTATTAACACAAATATTACCTCCTTTTTCATTGAAAACAAAAAATAAACAATTTGATGATGATGAAGATAAAAAAAATTCAAATAATATTATAGAAATTATTAATGGTAATTATATTCGTGGTCAATTAGATAAAGGTATATTAGGTGGAGGAAGTAAAGGAATTATTCATCGTATATGTAATGATTTTGGTAATCAAGCAAGTTCCGATTTTATTGATAATTTACAAAGATTAATTACAGATTATATGACAAAAACATCATTTAGTGTTGGAATTAGTGATTTATTATCAGATAATACAATTAAAGATAAAATTATCAATGTCATAACCGATAAAAAAAATAGAGTTAAAGATATTATAGACCAAACTCAAATTGGTATTTTTGAAAATGAAACGGGAAAAACAAATCAAGAAGAATTTGAAACAAGAGTTAATAATATTTTAAATCAAGCAACATCAGAAGCTGGAAAAATTGCACTAACAAGTTTAAATAAAGATAATCATTTTGTTATTATGGTTAATGCTGGTTCAAAAGGCAGTGATTTAAATATCGCCCAAATGACTGCTTGTTTAGGTCAACAAAATGTTGATGGAAAAAGAATACCCTATGGATTCGAACATAGAACTTTGCCTCATTATACAAAATATGATGATTCGCCAAATGCAAGAGGATTTGTTGAAAATTCATATATTAATGGATTAACACCTAATGAATTATTCTTTCACGCAATGGGAGGTCGTGTTGGTTTAATTGATACAGCAGTAAAAACAAGTTCAACTGGATATATTCAAAGACGTTTAATTAAATCAATGGAAGATTTAATGGTTCGTTATGATGGAACAGTGCGTTCAAATAAAGATTATATTATTCAATTTTCATATGGTGATGACGGTATTGATACAACAAAAGTAGAAAATCAAGAATTGCGACTTGTTAATATGAGTATTCAAGAAATATATTCTCATTTTAATATTCCTGAAGATATGAAACCAAAAATATTAAATAATATATTTATTAAAGAAAAATTGACTGCTTTTAAAAAAGAATTAAAAGATAATGTTTTAATTGAAAAATTAAAAGGATATACTGATATGATGTTAAAAAGTAGAAATGAAATTGTTGAAAATGTTTTCAAAAATAAAGATGATTTTATAGTTAGAGTTCCAGTAGCTTTTTCCCATATTATTAATAATATATTAGGACAACAAAATATCAATTCAAATAGTTTAGTTGATATTACATTTTTGGAAGCATTTGAGATGATTGAAAATAATTATAATAAACTTGAAAAAATATATTATTTCCCACCAAGAAGTTTATTTAAAGTTTTATATTATTTTTATTTATCACCAAAAGAACTTTTAATTAATAAAAGATTTAATAAAAATTCTCTTATTTTATTATTGGAAAATATTAATTTGTTTTATAAAAAATCAATTGTCGCACCTGGTGAAATGGTTGGAATGATAGCAGCACAAAGTATTGGCGAGCCGACCACCCAGCTCTCGACTGATTACACAGAGCATATAAGGTGTGTAAAAATTAATAAAAATACAAAAAATATTTCTATGCTCTCAGGGGAAATTGGAAAAATGTGTGATGATATTATTGAAAAATTACCTGAATACACATTCAATACTGGACTACCAAATAGTGTTGAAACATTATTAGAACCATTAGAAGATGAATACTATATTATTGGTGTTGATAAAGAAGAAAAAACACATTGGAATAAAATATCTCATATCAGTCGCCATCC